ATATTTTTAAAAAAATTAAAAAATTATTTGACAAAAAAATAAAATTAGTGTATATTATTAATATAAAGAAAAACAAATACTTTGTATGAAGTATTTAATAGCTGGAGAGCTTAATACTTGGAGAATATAGATGAAAAAATTAACCGGAAGTGAAAAACAAATTGCATGGGCTGAAAAGATAAGACAAGCCACAATCAATGAATTTAATGAAGACCTAAATGATGATACCTTTGATGATGCTGAACAAGCAAAAAAGATTTTTAATTATATCATGGAAAATGCGGATTCAAGAGACTACATTGACAGCACACAAAGTTCATTATGTAGCTTAGATGTATATGCTGCAATAAGAGACAGAGTAATAAATATTAATAATCATGAAATAAGTATTGATAAAATCAAAGTTAATAATTAAAAATAAATAGAAAATGTATTTCAAATAAATGAAAATATAGTATAATAGATTTGTATTTGATCTGATTTCCTAAGAGCGGGGGTAACACCCTGCTTTTTTTATTTACATTCATAATGAGAAAATGTATAATAAATATAGAAATCAGAGGTTAATTATGGAAGATGAATTAAATAAAAAAATAAAAGATAAATTAAATAAAAAGATAAAAAAGAAGAAAACGAAAAAGAAAAGTACTCCCAAAGTTAAAAAAATAGTAGCAATAAAGACACCAATTAAAAAAAAGAAAAAATCTACATCTAAGAAAAAAGAAATTCAAAAAGTTGAAGATAAAGAAATAAAAACATTAACCTTTCCTGAACCGATTCCAAAAGAAACAATTTTATTATTCAAAGAAAAAATTAAACAAATATTAGCAAAAAGTCCCCGCAGACGAAAAAAAAGCAGAGGGGAAAAATTGATTTATGAAAAAAAATTTTGTTATAAAATTCTTGATCTTTTTGCTGAAGGGAAAGACAAAATAACTATTGCAACTGAATTAGGTGTAAGTTACTCTCAATTTTGTATTTGGAGAAAAAAATATCCTGAATTTAATTTTTCTGTAAAAATTGGGAGTCAGCTATCTTTACGTTATTGGATTGAAACAGGTCGATTAAATTTATTTAATGATAAATTTAATAACACTCTTTGGATGATGAATATGTCTAATCGGTTTAAGTGGTTTTCTTCAAAAAGTAAAGATGAGAAGAGAATAAAAAGAGTAGATATAAAGAAATTGGAAGTAAATATTGATGATAAACGAATGGCCCGAATTGTCCAGCTTGCAGAAAATAACAAATCAATTGTTGAAGCTGGAAAACTTATTGCGAATAAATAAACAATACATACCTATAGAGCCTACAGACAGGCAAATGCTTTTTCTTATGCTTAATTGTAGGGATGCTTTTTATGGTGGCGCAGCAGGTGGGGGAAAAAGTGTCGCTCTTTTTGTAGCTGGGTTACTTTATGTACATGTACCCGGTTATAATGCTATTCTTATAAGGGACACCATGGCAAATTTACAAATGCCTCATTCTATAATGGATTTAAGTTTTCAATGGCTGCTTAATACGGATGCTCATTGGAATGGTGAAAAAAAACGTTGGACTTTTCCGAGTGGTGCAACCCTTTCTTTTGGTTATCTTGAAGATCCTAAAGCACATTTTAATTATCAAAGTGCTGAATTTCAATATGTAGCATTAGATGAAGCTGTTGCAATAAGAGAAAATCAGGGAATTTATATGTTTTCTAGATTAAGAAAATTAAAGGGTGTAGAAATACCAACTAGATTTAGAGCAGCTTCTAATCCCCCCGCAGACGAACAAATTTCAAGAGGCCAATGGATAAAAATAAGATATGTCGATGACATTACTAGAAAAAAAGGTGTTATTTTTGTGCCTGCTAAAATGGATGATAACCCACATCTTGACCGGGAAGATTATAGAGAAAGTTTATCTCAACTCGATCCAATTACAAGAAAACAATTGGAGGAAGGAGATTGGGAAATCAAGAAAAAAGGAAAAACATTTAATCGTGGATGGTTTGAGATTGTTGATCAATCTCCAATTGATGGTAAAAGGGTTAGATATTGGGATATGGCAGCAACTGAACCATCAAAAATGAATAAAGAGCCTTGTTATACTGCTGGTGTAAAAATGTCAATGGATAAAAATAAAATAATATATATAGAATCAATAATCAGAACTCGGAAAGAACCAGGGTATGTAGAAAAAGTAATTAGACAGACTGCGGATATGGATAGTAAAAAAGTAATTATTTGGCAAGAGCAAGAGCCTGGGAGTAGTGGAAAAATAACTTTTGATCATTATCGTAGAAATGTACTTCCTGAATTTGCTTTTTATCCGGATAAAGTAAGCGGAAATAAATTAGACAGAGCAAGACCATTTTCAAGTTATTCCGAGGCTGGCAATGTCAAGGTAGTAAAAGGGGCATGGAATGAAGAATTTTTTAACGAGATAGAATTATTTCCAGATGGACCTTTTAAAGATCAAGTCGATGCATGTAGTGGAGCTTTCAATAAATTGTTTATTCCTAATGGGCCAAGGATAAGAATAATAGGGGAAGATAATAATGATTATGAATAAATAAAAAATTTTAAATTTTTTTCGCAAAAAGTATTAAAAAAGACAATAATATTAATATAGAAATATGGGAGTATTATTATGTTTTTTAAAATAATGTCTTGTCTGTTATTAAGTATTGCATTTCCTACTTGTGTTTTTTATTATATTCTTTTACTGCGTGATATTAAAGAAACATTTGCATATAAGACTTTTGAAAAAGTCTGGCCAAAAAATAAAAAAGAACTTTTTTTGGCTTTTATTCCTTTCAATTTATTTTTTAAATCATTAATTTTATTTTATATAGATGTAATTATAGGAATAAAAGAAAATTTAAATGATTTTGAAAAAGGAAACAAAGAATGATTAAAATAACAACTGCCGAAGATTTACATTTCATGAATATTTATAAAAAAGATTTTGGAACTGATCCAGAAATAAACAATGAAAAAAAGATAGAAGAATCTTATTGTATAAATCCGTTAACTGGTGAAAAAGTCTCTTTTATTTTACATAATTTTCTTTATTCTTATATTGAGCGTTTTCAAATAGAAATGGATAAATTTTTTTTAGATGGTGATGGAAAGGGAGTAATTTAAATGCAAGTATTTACACCATATGCAAAACAATATAAAAACGCAAATGTTTTGGATAAGAAGAGACGAAATAAACAGATACTTGAAATAATTCAAATAATTTCTGCTAATAATAATTTTGATGTTGGTTGGAAAATTCCAAAAGGTGTTTATAATCATGTTAATACTTTAAAATGGAAGGGTTATGATAGTTATCTTATGGCTTATTTATTTTGGTTACTTGTAGAATACAGAAATGAACATGAAAAAGATGAATGTCATGAATATCCAAAAAGTTGTTTTTATCATAAATCGGGTGAAATTTTTTGGTTATTAAGAAAAAATTTTTGGATTAAAGATGGTTTTATTTTGCCTGATTGGTTTTCAAAGGAAACTTGTTATGAACATCAAAAATTATTGATAGAAAAAGACAGAAAATATTATTCTGTTAAATTTAAGGAAATATAGGAGGGTAAATAAAATGGATAAAAAGGATGTAAAAGAGGGTGATAGAATAATTATTGAAAAAGATTGTGCTGAATTTGAAAGAATGTTTTTATATCAAGATAAAAATGGATTTGCTATTTATGTTGAGGAACCTCTTGAGAATATTTATTTAGAAGGTAATCCTAATTATTATGTTTCTGTAGCTAAAGATTGGAGACCTAAATCACAAAAGAAATATGTTCCTTTTACAAATGAGGATGATTTATTGGGCATGAAAATTAAAAATAAATTTCAAAAAGGTCCTACAATTTATAAATATATTATAATTAAACAGTGTGATAATGGTGTTGCTACATCGTGGAATGATAGTATAACATATGAAAATTTACTTAATAATTATATGTTTTTGGATGGTTCCCCATGTGGAAAATTAAAGGAGTAATAAAATGTATTTTTGTGCTAATCCTAAATGCAGATTTCATTTTAAATCTAATTTGCGAGTATTTTATTATAATGAAAAATTGGGTAATACTGAAATTGATTTTTCAAAAGAAAAACAAATCAGTCCTGAAGATATTATTCTTGATAATATGAAAAGAATTATGAATCATTTGTTTTATTCAAGAAATAGAGTAGCTATTTTTATTTGTGATGAATGTAAAGATACATTGGCTTTTTTTAGAGCTACTTTAAAAGATGAAATATAAAAATATCTATGCATATTCGCATATTATTAAGTATTCAGTAACGAGCGATAGAGGTCGGAGTATAAGAAACCAGAGCAATACTTTAAATCTCATAAAACTTTAAAGAATAATATGTCAATCGCATATGCATAGATTTTAAATATAAAAGGAGTCAGAGAATGCAAATTTCAGAAGGGACAATAGGGGTTTAAAAATGGATGAAAAAGACTTTTTAAATAAAGAAGATATAAAAGCAGAAAAATTAATTCCTATGCCTAGATATGGAATTATATCAAAAGTGGAAAGTATAAAAAATATGGTGGAAATTGATTTTTTAAAATCAAAAACTTATGAAGAAATCAATGAGATTATAAATCAATTTAATAAAAAAATAAAAGAATTAGAAAGAGAAAATGAGATGTTATTAAATTATCTTAAAGGAAGTTGTAAAGTAAATGATGAATTATTAGATGTATTACAGAAAAATAAATTGTCTTGTGGTTTAACAGGGGCTTTAAAAATGATTGAAATAAAAAATTTTTTGGAAAGTAAGAAATGAATAATAAAAAATTATATTTTAAGGTTTTTGCAGACAGAAAAAATATAAATAATGCTTATTATATTGACACTGTTGAAAATGTCATGTGTTTTTGTGGTGGGGGAAGTCATTTGATGGATTGGAGTGATTCTGGTTTACCACCTGTATTTGAACCTATTTATATGACTGATGATGAATTTAATAGTCTGCCAGAATTTACAGGTTTTTAAAAGGAATAAGAAATGATAGAAAATAAATATTTTTGTGGGGATTGTATTCATAGAATTAAGGTGTTTACTCGTACAAATAGACCTGTATGGGTTTGTAACGCAGGCAAATCTATAACCTTACATGAAAAATTTCCTAGAAAAAGAGAATGTATTTATGACGGTGAAAGATTTATTAAAAAGGAATAAGAAATGAAAGTTAAAATTGGAAATAAGATTTATCATTCTAATGATGAGCCAATCATGATAATATTAAATGATAAAGAAAAAAGATTAATTAAAAATATGAATAAAAAACATAAAAGATTTTGTGTGTTTCCTTCTGATAATGATATTGAAAAAATAGAAGAATTTATGAAAATATAAATAAGGAATAGAGAAATGAGAAAAAGAATTAAAAAATTAGATTTGAATGAATATAATTTAGAATTATATGAATTTTCTGAAGAATATGGCACTGAAGTAAATAATATAATTGCTAGAATAGACTTGATTGAAAAGTGCAGTTGTTTACAAGAAAGTATGGATTATTTAACTGTTAATGGTGATTGCACATGTTGTTTTGGAAAGGGTTATTTACTTACAGAAAATGGAAAAAAGATACAAAATTTTATTACTTTTTTAAAAAATAAGGAATAAGAAATGAAATATATAATAGCAGGAATAATCGGATATATAACAGGAAGCATTTTACCTATAAGACAAAGTGTAAGAAACTTAATAATTTTTGTATTAATCATGATAATTTATAATGTAATATATGATAAAATTGTAATAAATAAAAAAGTAGACAAATACACTAAAGAGTAGTAAAATAAGGAATAGTTAAATAAAAATATAGAAAGTAAATAGCCAGGGAAAGAAAGAATAAAGTAAGGTTGATATAAATAAAACTATATAGGGGAATTAGGTGGAAAATACAAAGATAATACCGTGTAAAGATAAGGGCGAATATCGACAATTTGGATGGTATAATAAAACATTAAAACCAGAACAAAGATTATATCATTTAGGGGATGATCGAAATTGTGATGCTGGAGACGATGTTTACGCTTTACTTGATGGTGTGGTTATTTGCTCTGCTGAAGTATCTGGATTTGGTTCATTTGGTAGAATGGGTGGTGTAGTAATTGTTGAAAGTACTTTTAATGATTGTAAGTATTCCATTCTATATGGACACATAATCAGAAATGTAAAAATTAATACTCAAATAAAAAAAGGGGATTTGCTCGGTAATGTAATCCGGTATCAATATAAAGATGGTAAAGAAATAATTCGGGCAGATCATTTACATTGGGGTGTTTGGGTAGGTGGTGGTTTACCTCAATTTGATTGGGGTTATGAAATAGAGATTGATTGTAGATGGATATCACCTATAAATTTTAGGGAATCAGTTTTAAGTAAGGAAGTTTGAAATGGTTGATAGTTCTTTTAATGGGGTCAAATTTAAAATTAAAGAAAAATCAGATAATGAAAGACAAATACAAAAAGAAATAGATGATTTAAATAATCAAGAATGTGAATGCTTAGTAATATCTATGGATGATTCGGATGGGTATTATTATTGCGAAAAATGTAAAAAAAGGGTGTTGTTATGAGCAGAAAATATAAATGTGGGGATTGTTCGTTAGTTTTTAGTACTCCTGCAGTATTAATACACTTAAATGGAACCCGGGAAAACATATGTCCTAAATGCTTAAAAACGAACGTTAAACAACTGATTTTGGTAAAGGTGTAGTAAATGCACGATGAACTGTCTTTTTTCATGGTGGCGGCTGCTTGTGCGTTTGCTTATCTTGTGTTTTGGTTTATTGCGGATGAGAGTACAGGAATTTTACAGTTTATTAGTGATGTATTTATGTGGATATCCGCTTTAAGTTTTATTTTGTTTTTATCTATTTTTAGTTTAATGTGCGTTTATTAAATGTATGAGTGTCAAGGTTGTTTTAAAAATTTTGAATTGTATGCAATAGATGAGAATGAAAATGATTGTTGTCCTTTTTGTGGATGTTCAGAATTTATTTTAATGGGGTAATATATGGAAATAATAAATACCTTAAGTGGTAGTGGTATATATCAAGTTTTAGTAGTACTTATGATTGTGGGAGTAATGGAAATAATCAAAGTGAACCTCCTAAATGCTGTATTGATTACCTTGAAACATGCATGGATGAGATTTCTTATATTGGCAGTTATGGCATTTGTTTTATCGCTAATCATTACAGCTTTATTTTTTATAACTGATTTTAAATGTTTAGTATGGTTAAGAGCAAGTTTTTTTAACTGGCTTATATCCTATGTGTTTTATGATGCTGTAAAAAATTTGATTGTTAAGCCAGTAGAAAGGAAAAATCAATGATTGAGTTCTTAAAAAAAAGCTGGAAAAAAATACTTATTACTTTTGGGTTAATTGCTGGGATGATTGTATCAGTCCTGGCTTTTGTTTTTTCTAATCAGGTTAAAAATGATGAGAAAACAGAGAAAGAGATTGAAAAAATAAAGAAGGCTAAAAATGAAACTGAAAACATTGTTCATAATGCTGATTACCTTGATTTCAATAACGATGGCACACTCAAACGGAATCCAGCAAGCAAATAACATAGAGAGAGTTAATGGTATCATACTGTCCTTCCAAGCCGAAAAAATAACTTATAACGGTGAGGAAGGTTTTTTCATTTCTTCCCTGGGTTGGAAGAATATTTATTTAGTTTTGAATGATTACATATATATGCAGGATTTAGTCATTAAAAAAGATGACAGAATTAAGCAATTAGAAAAATTGGAAGTTGTTAATTTTAAATTAAAAACAGCATTAGGGATATCAATTGCTTTTGACGTTGGTTCTATCCTATTGGCTTCAGGATTAGGTATTATGTGTTGGAATTTAGCAAAAGGAGTTAAGTAGTGGCTATTACAACTGGTGATTATGTGCAATATAAGAGATGGGATGAATTTCATTTTTATGAAACTTCCGTCCCCCTTAACTCTACGACAGGTATTAATACAAACCTGTCTTTCTCTGTTTTGTGGAAGCTGCAAGAATTAAGATTGCATTTTTCTACTGCTATTATTTCAGCAACTAACTTAGTTGCTCGATTAAGTTCAATTCAAAATAGTAGCCTTAATCAAAGATTATTAAGTCAAACATTAAGTAATGCACAAGATGTCATTATTCAATACGGAGCTAATCCACTATTATTTTTCAGTGATGATCAACTAATTATCACTTGCTCTGCTTTGTCCGTTACTAACTTAGTTGGAATAGAGGCTATCGGCTGGGCTGTACGCGGGTAAACACAGAAAAAAATAAGGGGTTAATTTTGAAACTGATTATTAATGGTGTGCCTTTTTTCACTTTTCAAACTGACAGTAATATAGGAAGTAATTCTACTTCTTATTCAGTAAGTCAAGTTAATACTTTTTCAAATTATCAAGCTGTTTATTTTTCTGGTGCAGTATGGGCCCTTGCACAAGCAAATGCTGTTAATACAATGGGAACACATGTAATCAAAAATGTTACTGCATTTGGTTTTGATGTGGTTCAAGCTGGAAAAATAGTTGCCTCTGGACATGGTTTAGGTAGTGCTGGAGATTGGCTTTATGTATCTGAAGGTACAGCCGGATTATTAACAACGGTTCCACCTTCAATCTATAGTAATCCTTTAGCACAAGTTTTAGATGTTGATACTTTGGAAATCTTTCCTTATCTGGCATCAAAAATTGCTCCTGCTATATTATTTAGCCAATTAACAGATGGATTTTCTTATACCATAGCAGATTCATTGAAAGTTGTTAGAATTAAGTTGGATGGTTCTGGATTAGAATCAGCTGCTAATAATGCTACTATTCCCGATCCAATGCCTATTATAGATAGGACTACTGATCCATCAATCCCTGCTGCTGGTTTTGTTAATCTGTACCCAAAAACTATAGGTTGTAAATCGGCTATTTTCAGTCAAGACAGAGATAATAATATTTTTGAATTACAAGAATCAACAAGAGAAAAAGATTTTTTGATTGTTTCCCCTCTTTCTGGGACTTCCTTACAAAAAACAGGGGGGGATTCTACTACATTAGGTGTTATTTCACATCCAACTATCGTAGGTACAAATAAGTATTGGCAACAAGTGACTTTGGCGACTGCGAACGATGGAGCTGGAATGAACTCTACAACGGCTACTTTTTGGGGAAGTAAGGGATTTTCTTTTTATGAAAAACATTATTTTCCAGATGCTGATTATGGGGCTGGTGCTACTGGTGTAAGATTTGCGATTGGTTTTGCTAATGCTATATTGACAACAACGGCTAATGCGGATGATGCTACGGGAGAAAGAGCTTGCTTTGCTTTTTCTACAAACTTATCAGAAACCAATTGGATGTTTTCAACAAAAGATGGGACCACCGAGCATAGGGTATCAACTGGTATTACCTTCATAGCTCAACATATATATAAGTTCTATATAGAAACATTAGATGGTACTTCTTATAAATATAGAATAGATGATATTACGGCGGGAACATCTTCAGGAATTTTGACGGCAACTTTGAATTTGCCTGCTGCCTCTACTGCTTTATTTACGGGTTTTGGTATGCGAACGTTAACGACTACTGTTAGAACTATTCAAACAGCAAAAAGCTACACTGTATCAAGGAGTTGAATTTGTCAAGAAGTTATCCGGTTAAAAACATTAAGATAGAATTATTATCAGAAAATAGACTTTCTTTTCTTGTTGGTAACAAAGGTTCTTTTCTTCCTGCTTTTGATGAAGATGTTACAAGCTATACAATGACTGTTGATTCGGATGTAGATAATGTAAAATTATCCGCGTTTACAAAGGAATTGGGAGCAGAGATAAAAATAAATACAATAGAGACCCCTTATGGTCAACCCTCTCTAAATATTCCTTTAGATTATTATGATAATCAATGTATTATTTCTGTCAAATCCGAATCGGGAATTACAAAAAATTATGTGTTAAATATCACAAGATTACCGGAAATGAATAATCTTATTTCAACGCCTTTAGCCGAATTCACCGATACGGTTTGTTTTTGTGCATGGGTTAAATTAGATGCTTTGGCGGTTGATAGTTTTCCAGTAGGAAAAAGTTTGTCTTTTAGAATAGAGGCTTGTCGAACATTTCAATCTATCCCCATTCTTAGACTCTATTTTGCGGATGCAACCTCAAAAACACTAAACGGAGTTGCTGCAATGGAAGTTGGGACCTGGACTCATCTTGGTTGTATTCATGACGGTGCAACGGGAATATCAAAATTCTTTGTCAATGGTGTGTTAGTTCGAAGTGTCACTGATGCAACAAAAATAGGTGTCAATCTAGCGTCAAACACGAATCCTATACAGGTAGGACAAATTCTGGGGTCTAATGCAAAATGTAATGCCAGGGATGCTAAAGTCTACAATACTTTAATTCTGGATTCGCAGATTAAAGCTATCTATGATTTGCGTTTGATCTATCCTACAATAACCGATTTTACACCAGCAGGGATATCTGGTGATAAAATTCATATATATGGAACTAATTTTAGTAATATTGGCAATACAGCTACTATCAATGGTCTTCCTGCAACAGTTACATATATTAATCCTCTGCAATTGGATGCTATAGTGCCTAATGATCTTCCTGCGGGCACTGGAAAAATCACAGTTGTAGCAAACGGAGACAGCGTGACATCAACAAGCGATTTTACGCTTGTAATACCACCTAAAATACCAGTAATAACAAAAATTCCTTATTGTGGTGTTGTTGGAAGTAATATAACAATAACAGGTTACAATTTTTCAGATATAATGAGTAATAATATTGTGAAATTAGGCAATCTTCCTATGACCGTTGTATCTTCATCAAATACAGCTATAGTAGCTACTATACCAGCAAACGCAATATCTAGTAAAATAATAGTAGAAGTAAGTAATCACGTTGGAGAGTCGACAAATACTATGTTAATTACTCAATCTAGTGCTGCAATACGGACTATTGTCGATGCAACTGCGGCGGGTGGAACTGCTGAATTACCAGAGGGAGTTTTTCTTATTACTTCTAGATTCGAGATTAATAAAACAATTTCTCTAAAAGGTGCAGGGATAGATAAGACTGTTTTTGTTATGCAAGAGGGATTGAGTGCGACTGTTATGCAAATTAACGGTAATAATGCAAGTTATCCGGTAATTGTAGAAGGCATTACTATTGAAGCTGCTGAAAACTTTGGAGCTTTTTCTCTAATAGGCCTTATGTCTTATTTTCGTATACATCATTGCAAATTCAATAATGCCAAAAGTAAAGGAATTAGGGTTGCAACACTATCTTATGGATTAATTGATCATTGCACTCTTCTTAATTGTGTTACTTCTATTCAGTTTCTACAGAATTATAACCGGGTATCCTGGGATGATCCTGAAGGACACCCTATTGGTACAGAGGAAGCAAGTTTCATAGAAGATTGTATTATAACCGGTGAAGGTGTTAATATTTGTGCTTGTGACGGTGACCAAGGAACTAGATTTGTGTTTCGTCACAATTATGTCAAAACAACGGTTAATTATACAGCTATGACCGCTCATGGACGATCTGGAAAAGATCCAGCTGGTTATCGAGGTAATTTTTCTTTTGAATGTTATGAAAATACGTATGAAGCATTAATTCAGCAATGTTGGTATGGTATTTTTGTAAGATCCGGAAGAGGTGTAATTTTCAATAATACAATTACCGGAAATGTTGGATTACCTATCGCATTTGCTGATTATAATTCATTTTCTTCAGGAAACATCGATCCAGAAACTGGGGATTATTATGGAGCCGTATATCCTTCTCCAGACCAAGTTAATAATTTCTATATTTGGAATAATACTTATAATGGAGTTTTGATAACTGACGGACATCCCCAATTATATGTACCTAATTTAGGTTATTGCCGTCAAAATATTCAATTAAATAGAGATTATTTTGATTCAGAAATGCCAGGATATACACCGTATATTTATCCGCATCCTTTGAACACATAAAAATAAACAGGAGTTATGATGAGTAAGTTTTGGGAAAAAATTAGAGATAAAGAAATTTGGAAAATAGCAATGATGGTTGTTTTGCTATTTATAATTACTATTTGGAGTGGTTATACTATTCAAACAAGTTGGGGAAGTATATATAAATCAAATCCTAATGATATAGTTAATCTAAAAATGACAAAAATAAAAGCACAAACAAATTATAGCATGGATATGAAGACATGTTTATTATCCGATTTGTCAAACTTATATGAGGATCGATTGATTCAATATTGCCGCGAAAATAATGCAAATGTTTCACAAGATAGAATAGCTAATGATGTCAGATATTATAAATTAATAATAATTGCTATGTCTGATGTATGTGAAAATATAACAGTAGAAAGATACATACATAATAATGATTTATATCGCTATGTTAATAAAGCCGATTGGGATGCATTTAAAGCAAATGTAGTATCTTTATATCTACGCGAAGGTCGTCAAATAATGGCTTATTATTATGATAACACAAAAGTCATTATGCCACTTCAAGAATGGCTTAAAAGGGAAGGACCGGAATTAGTACGGGTTATGTCCGGTAATACAGATAAATTGATGGAAGATTTGAAAACAGAGAGTGTCATTTATTATACCTCAATTAATGGAAAAAAATAATTATGGGATTTTTTAATTTTTTGAAAAATAAAACAAAACCAGAAGAAAAAATCAGTCGGACAGCTATATTAAATACTCAATATGGTACTGCTCGTTGGCCTGATAAAAATTACGAAAATTTTGCTAAAGAAACATATATGAAAAATGCAATTGCTTATCGTTGTATTTTTTATATTTCGTCTTCTTTGGCTTCTGTTCGCTGGGGGCTATATAAAAATTCCGGTGACGATAAAATAAAAATTACGGGTGATCCTGTAAATAAAATATTAAAGCGAGCTAATCCGAAGGAAAGTTTTGTTTTTTTAATTCAAAAATTAGTTGGTTATTTGTTAATAAGTGGAAATTCTTATCTAGAAAAAGTGAGTCCTTCTACACAGATAATAAGAGAATTATACTGTTTACGTCCGGACAAAATGACTATTAAAATAAATAAAGATACGGGAATAATTGAAAGATATAATTACGATCAAAGATTAGAATTTGAAGTTGACCCGATTACTCTAAAATCAGACATCTTACATGTAAAAATGTTTCATCCATTAGATGAATTTTTCGGATTAAGTGTAACCGAACCTCTAGCCAGGGAAATAGATAGTAGCAATGAGGCTACTGAATGGCAAAAAAAGGTTTTTGAAAATGAAGGTCGGCCGGGAATGGCTGTTTTTGTTCATGGTTTTTTAGATGATGGTGCTTGGGAAAGATTAGATAAACAACTTAATAATAAATCGGGTGCAGGAAATGCAGGAAAACCCATCATAATTGAGGGAGAAAGTACAGGAGATATAAAACCTTATGCCTGGAGTCCAAAAGAGATGGACTGGATAGAAAGTAACCGGGAATTAAGTCGAAGGATTTGTATTGGCTATGGAGTTCCTCCTATGTTACTTGGTATACCTGGGGATAATACTTATGCCAATATGAAAGAGGCACGCATTGCATTTTGGGAAGAAACAATTATTTATTATTTAGAATTAGCAAAAGGAGAATTGAATAATTGGTTGTTTTCTGAAGAAGAAAATAAATTTATTGATTTCGACATTACACATACACCAGCAATGCAGAATAAGAATGAGACATTGTTTAATCTTATTAAAGATGCTAATTTTTTAACAATTAACGAAAAAAGAAAAATTACCGGGTGGGAAAAAATAGAAGGTGGGGATGTTCTTTTGATCGATGGTGGAAAGATGACATTAGATCAATTGATTTTAACTGAAGAAATGAGCAATGATCCGGCTAATAATGATGAAAATCAAGATGAAATAGATCAAGAGGAAGTGCGAAAATTAATCGCCCTAGGGTATGATGAAAATATAGCAAAGAGAATGATTGCTTTGGTGGATGAATATTGAAATGATAAATATAACAAGAAATAAGGAATTATTTGCAAACCAATTACGGATGCAAACTGAACAATTGGAAATGAAAATAAACAAGAAGTTAAAGCCTATATTTAGGTCAACCTTTTCCGATGTGGCTAAAATGATTGAGCATGGAGACCCATTAAATATAGTACCTGTTATAGTTAATCGACATTCGGCATTATTGAAAAATGCATTATTACAGCAATATAAGATTATTGGAGCTTATAATTTTGAACAGGTTACAAAAAGATTACAGGAAGTAAAGCCAAAAAAAATCAACGATTATTATGCTAAAGATAGCGTTAATAGTTTTTGGTTTTATTTTAATAATTGGGCCAACGGGCAAGCGGCAAGTAAGATAACTATGATCGATGCTACAACAAAGGATTTAATTCGATCGATTATAGAAAAAGGGATTCGAGATAGTAAGAGTTATATTCAAATTGCTGGTGATATAAGAAAATTGAGCCCTCTTATATCAAAAAATAGAGCCACTATGATTGCTATAACGGAAACCCATACGGCTTTTAACAAGAGTACTTTTGAAAGTATTGAAAGTACAAATGTTAAGATGGAATCAAAAGAATGGATGAATGCCGGTGATGAAAGAGTAAGAAATAAACGTTTTAATCACGTACGCGCGCAGGGGGAGACTGTAAAAATGGATGAATACTTCAAAAATACAGGAGAATCATTGTTGTATCCTGGGGATCCAATGGGTAGTGCTGGAAATATCGTGCGGTGTAGATGTGTTACTTTGTATAATACGGAGGTTACAACAATTGAGTAAATCATATTTTGCTTGTCCCTTTGAAATAAAAGCGGAGGATATAAGCGATAAAGGGGTCATATCTGGTTATGGGAGTACTTTTGGAGGAAAACCCGATTCATATGGAGATATAATTAATGAAGGAGCGTTTTCAGAAACCTTAAAAAATGGAGGTCGGAACGGCTCGGGTATAGCTATGTTATGGCAACATGATGCCAGGCAACCCATTGGTACCTGGTCGGAGATAGTTGAAAATAGTAAGGGGTTAAAAGTAACTGGTCAACTTGCTTTGGGTGTTCAACAAGCTGATGAAGCTTTTATTTTATTGAAAATGAATGCTTTAAATGGATTAAGTATTGGATGGGATTTCCTTCGTGATGCAAATGGAGACCCATATGAAAATTCATACGAAAGAGTGGAAAAGGCTAAAAGATATTTACGTTATTTGAAAAGATTGGAACTATGGGAGATAAGTCCAGTAACATTCCCGGCAAATACAAGAGCCACAATAACAAGCGTGAAGTCTGTTATTGAGGAAGCCAAAAATATAAGAGAGTTTGAAAACTCCCTTCGTGAAGAAGGCATGAGTACACAAGCTGCAAAATATTTGGCTAGTCTTTGCAAACCGGAATTGGAAAAAAATTGGAATAAAACATCTTATGACATATTAAAGACAATTCAGGAAATTAGAAAAAAGATTTAAAGGAGTAAAATTTTATGGCAGATAATAAAGACATGCCCGAGGGCCAAATTGCAGAAGAAGTAATCAAAGAGATTAAAAGATTTGGTGATGATCTTATTGGATTAAAAACTCAACAAGAAACAATCAATAAAAATTATAAAAATCTTATTGATAGTGCAGAAACAACTAAACAAGATTTGACAAAACTTGAAAAATTGAAAACTGATCTTGCTACAAGACAGGAACACATTGATCAAGCACATGCAAAAACATTGAAAAGAATTGATGATATCGAAGTTGCCTTAAAAAGACCAGGTGGAGCAACATTAAATATTAATGAAAAGGCATTAAAAGATTGTATAGAGCATTATACATCTTGTCGAGCTTCCAAAGGTGATGGTTCTGCAAATTGGAAAAATGTAAAAGATTTTGTTCCTAATGAAGAGGAATTTAAATCTTATCAAAAAGCATTTGAAAATTTTTTGCGTACGGACTCAAAATTTGTTGCTCCAGAAGAATTCAAGACTTTGTTGGTTGGTGTAGACACTCATGGTGGATATACAGTAACGCCTTTTATGGCTAGTCAGATATTGACAAGAATGTTTGAACAGGACCCGATTAGACAATTGGCCCAATCGATGACTATTTCTACGGATGCAGTTGAATGGCTTGTAGATCGTGACCAAGCTTCCGTAGGCTGGGAAGGTGAAACACAAACCACCACAGAGACGGGAACTCCTGACTTTGGAAAAAAAAGAATTCCGGTTCATCAAATGTATGCCAAGCCTACAGCAACCCAACAATTGTTAGAGGATTCTGCAATTAATATTGAAAGTTGGCTTGCCAATAAGGTTGCTGAAAGAATGGGTCGTTTCGAGGGAGCTTCATTTGTTACCGGAGATGGTATTGGAAAACCGAGAGGATTTCTTACCTATGCAAGTGGTACAGCTTGGGGCCAAATTGAACAGGTTAATATAGGTGCTGCTGCTGCATTAACTGCGGACGGATTCATTCGGATTAAATATCAAATGATGGAACAATTTCTCAATACAGGAACCTGGTTAATGAATAGATTAACTGTTCGTGATTGTATGTTACTTAAGGATGGTGAGGGAAATTACATTTGGAAACCTTCTCAAATTGCTCTTGATCCATCGAGCTCTATCCTTGGATTACCATTAAGAATGTCAACATCAATGCCAGTTGTAGCGGCAAATGCTTTGGCAGTTGCTTTAGCTGATTTTCGGGAAACCTATATGATCGTTGATCGGTTAGGAATCACTATTCAACGTGATCCATTTACCCGGAAGCCTTTTGTAGAATTCTACACAAGAAAAAGAGTGGGTGGTGATGTTATTAATTATGACTCAATAAAATTGGGTGTTATTCACGTATAAGAAAAGGAGAAAATAATTATGGGTGGTAATAGATCACATTATACTGATTTTGGTTTTTACGATGCAATTGCAATGCCTTCCGCATTGGGAATAAGTGCAGAAACAAACGGAAGAACCATAGATTTACAAGGTTTTGATGCAGTAACATTAGCCGTGCACGCAGGCGTATGCTCTACAGGAAGCACAGGAACTTCAGATTTTCGTCTTGTACTTCAACATGCCTATTCAAATGCTGCGGGAGCTCTTACTTGGTCCTTAGTTCCAAATAGTCTTTTAATTCATTCCGTTGTAGGTGGTTATGACTCTACGGCTAGTACTGGATTATTTGATTATGTAACTGTTTCACAGGTTAATGCTTCCGATGCAAAAATCGGAATTGTTGGATATAAAAAAACACCAACTTATCGATGGGTAAGATTGGTTGTTTCAATTACGGGAACTGTTTCTTTAGTTCCAATACAAGGAACTTGGATTTTAGGGGAACCTAATAACTGGCCCGTTAACGATCCGGTTAATTTAGCATAAAATAAGTTTTTAGTGGGAGAATTATAACACTCTCCCACTCTTCTATTTAAGGGGTGATTTATGGCGGGAAGAGATGGAACGTATGTAAACAGCAAAGTAGGAAAAGAACAGGGTGCAGAACGTTTTTTTATAGATACAGATGGTTTTTTTAATGTTGATGGAGTTGATGTAACCGGAGAACAATTAAGGCAATTAGTTGCTGACAAATTGAATTATTCTATTGTTACCGGGGGAGCTGTAAGCACTTCATTAGCAACTAAAAATCTATTATCTACAGTAACAACGGTCATCATTAGTATGACCAGTAATATTACTTCTGGATCCTTTTGGCTTAATTCCTGTACAGCCGGGAGAGAAATAACCTTCAAAATGTGGCATAAAAGTACAGCTTCAGGACAGGTAGAATTTTCAACTTCTGGATGTTCTTTGGTAAATCGAAGTGGTTCGGCTATATCAGGATTTATTTTAAAAGCGTCTGCGGGTAGTAATACTTTTGTCCGATTAAAATGCTACACAGATAATGAATGGTGTGTAGTAGATGCTGGTGGACAATATTCAGAATAAGGAAATTTTATGAAAATACAGATGTTAGAAACAAAACAAGGTAGTCTTGACGGGGTTTTTGTGAAAACATTTCACAAAGATCAAATATATGATATTCCTGATAGACTTTATGACAGTTTCAAAAAAATGAAATGGTGTAAAGAAATAACAGATGAGGAAGAACAAATGGATAAAAGTCTTGATTCGGCTCCATCAAATAGAATGGCAGATACAAAGAAAGTAAATAAAAAAGGTTAATGATGATAACAGAAAAAGCGGATTCTTATAATAATATTTCATATAGAACAATAATTGATCCTATATCTTACCCGGTAACGATCGATGAAATAAAATCTTTTGCTCGAATTGATGGTAATGATCAAGATGCATTACTCGAAATATTTTTGCAAGGTGTTATTGAAGATATAGAAACTTATTTAGGTCGAGCCTTAGTTGAAAGAACAATTCAAATGACAATGGATTTTTGGAATTCGAATGAAGTGGAGTTAAAGAAACCACCGCTTATTTCTGTTATTTCTGTTAGTACGGTAAATGATAGTGATGTTGAAACAGTTTATGACAGTAATAATTATTATGTTATTACCGAAAGTATACCGGGAAAATTGATCATAAAAAATGGGATAGAATTACCATCAAATTTTGATCGATCTTTTTCCGGTTTTCGAATTACTTATACTGCTGGTTATGGGGATGTTTCAAAAGTGCCAAGTAAAATTAAAGTGGCAATTATGCAATGGGTAACAATGATTTATGAAGGTCGATCAATGACAAAAAATGATATTTCTTACAATGAACCCCCGCCGGAAGTTAAAAGAATATTATCTAATTTTAGGATTTTGAGAATATGAGTTATATAGCAAAAGAGTTAAAACATCGTATAACCATCATGCAAGCTACAAATGAACCTACCCCCGCGGGAGGGTTTGCACGTGGATATAAAAAATTATTAACTCTCTGGGCTGGAAAAAAACAAGTTGGTTCTTTTATTATGCAAATAAGATCTGTAAATGCTGAAAAGAGTAATAATAATTCTCCTATTGATACGGATGAATTCAAAGTTAGATATGATTCAATTGTTTCTAACTTTGAAAGAACTTTTGCAAAAGGTTTTCAAACTGGATTTGATAGTCATAAAAGTAATGGAATGGGAAAACGATTTGATAACGGTTTTGATAATGGTTTTGATAGTTTAGTTGATATGTTTCCGGTAAAAGCTGATTATTTTGTATTTTTACAAAGCGGCAATAATGATGCTTATAGAGGAAGACTATATAAAATAAATCGTGTTGTTTTAGATGATAATACAAAAGAATTTGCTTTATTACGATGTAATGAAGTCCAGGAAATGGGATTAGGAGCAAAGATATGAGTACTCTATTATTTGATATAGACATAAGAGGGTCAGAGGAAATACAAGCCTTCATAAAAGCTTTTGGTAGTAAAGGGATGCAGATTGTTTCTGATGAACTTCATAAAATAACCATTAGATTGAGAAAAGATATTTTGCAATCTATGAGAAATACGCATAGAAGTCCAGGAAGATATTATAAGGTTGGAAAAGGAATTTTTCACAAACCTTCTGCGGCTGGATTTCCCCCGGCAATCAACACAGGCAATCTTGCCAATCGTATGTATATTGATTATGCTGATGGCTATAGCAGATTATTTATCGATAATGTTATTTATGCAAAATGGTTAGAGGAAGGTACAAAAAAAATGAAAGCAAGACCTTTTTTTGGCCCTGCAATTGAGCGAAGTAACTGGGAAAAATCCGTAAAAAATAGAATTATTGCGGAACGTTTTGCAGGCAGGAGATTAGAAGGATGAGAATAGGACAAATTGTCTTGAGACTTAGATTGAAAAATACTTATTTTGGTAATTATATCGGAGGTGCTCTTGAATTAGATAAAGCTATTGCTAATACATTAACCAATAGTATGGCTTTCGTTATTCCCTTAATGGATGATGCTGAAGGAAATAAATTAGACTCTGGTATAAGTCAAAAAATAATTGAGCGTTTTGGTGTAGTAATTGCCTTAGCAATGGATGAAAGTCAGAGTGATACTCTTGGTTTTGCTGCAATGGATAGGTTACATGATATTAGAAATGAGTTTATCAGTGCTTTGGTTGGTTGGATGCCTCTTGATTCGGAGGACCAGATTTCTTATCGCGGAGGACGATTATTAGAAACTAATAACGCATATATGTGGTATCAATTTGAATTTGATTATATTAGTCAAATTTCGCAAACCAAAAATTCTTCTGGGATGATGGTTGCTGAAATTTCAAAAACTAATTTTGATGATACTCAAATACCAGTGGATTTCAATACCATCTATATGCAATTGATTAATACACCTGATTACCGAATTCCATATATAGATAAGTTTGGTAATCCTGGAGAACTTCCTTATCCGGATGGTTTTCCAGATGTAAAATTGCCTGATATGGCTAATTGGATTGATTTGACAAAAGACCCTCGATCTGGGGCGTTCTTTAAGTCTTTTCATTCTGGTTTTAATGTTGATAGAAAGGAGTAAATAAAATGGGTTATAGATTTCTTAAGCCAGTAAATGAATCTGCAATTATAAGAGATCCTTCTTCAAAAATGCCTCTTGATAAAAATGGAGAATTTAAACCTTGGATAGGTAATGAAGGCACTTTTTGGAGGCGTAGAGTTGATGAAGGCAGTTGCATTATATGTGAAAAAAAAGAAGGTGTTAAATTTGATGAAGAAGATAACATCATCAAAAAAAATGGGGGTAAAAAATGATTTCTTTCAATAATATACCGGAAACAATCAGAACACCGGGGACTTATGTTGAAGTAGATAATAGTCGAGCCTTAAAAGGACTAACTGCGAATCCTCATAAAGTATTAATTATGGGTCAAAAACATAAAACAGAAGGCAATGCTGTATTAAAAACATTATACGCAATTACCAGGGATAATCTAGCTGATGGTTATTTTGGAGCTGGTTCTAACCTTGCACGTATGTGTAATCTATTCAAAAAAAATAACCAAATTACAGAATTATATGCATTGGCATTAAGTGGAGGAACAGCTACGGCAAGTGCAGTCGTTCATTTTTCCGTTGCTCTTAGTCATGCAACTGGTGTTGTAAGTACTAACAACGAAATAATTCATCTTATGATTAACGGTAGTAATATTGATTTGACACTAACAAGTGGTTGGAGTGTAGGCCAAGTAAATTCTGCAATTAGAACATTAATAAATGCTAATTCAAATCTTCCTTGTGTAGCTAGCACAAATGCAGCTAGTGCATTAACATTAGAATGTGTAAATAGTGGTGTTATTGGTAATCTTTTGGATGTTCGATTTAATTATTATCAAGGTCAAAGCAATCCAACTTGTTTTGCTGATAGTATTTTACTATCAAATTTTGGTGTTGGCGGTGTTGGTATTGGTTCTCCTGACATTTCCGATGCCTGGACCGTTATTGATGCTGAACAATTTCAACATATAATTATTCCTTGGATTGATGATACAAATCTTGATGCTCTAGAAACTGAACTTGAAAGACGTTTCAAACCATTGGAAGATAAACAAGGCCATGCATATGTAAACACAAGGGGAACGTATGCCAGTTGCACTACTGAAGGAAATGCAAGAAATTCACCACATACTACCTATATGGGAGCTTATAATTCTCCTACTGATCCAGCTGAATGGTCCGCTGCTTTGGGTGCAGTAGCAGGTTATAGTCTTAATAGTGATCCGGCAAGACCTCTCCATACGCTAAAATTGGGTCGTATTCTTCCTCCACCCTCTTCTGATAGATTTACACGAGAGGAAAGAGATTTGTTGCTTTATGATGGAATTTCAACGTTTACAGTTGATACTACAGGTAACGTCTTGATTGAAAGATTAATTACAACTTATCAAACCAATGTTTTAGGTATTCCGGATGCAAGTTATTTGGATATAGAAACATTATTTACATTGAATGAGATTCGGTATCAATATAAAGCAAGAATGCAAACAAGATTTATCGCAACAAGACAGAAATTAGCTGATGATTCTTTCCCTGCTCAACCAGGTATGAATATTGTCAGACCAAAAGATGTAAAAGCGGAAACAATCAGCTTATTTACTCTCTTGCAAAGTAAAGGATTGATTGAAAATCTTGATTCTTTCATTGATAATCTTGTTGTTGAAAGAAATGCAACGGATGTTAATCGAGTTGATGTTCTTTTACCACCAGACTTAGTTAATCAATTCCGTATATTGGCCGGAGTAATTCAGTTTATATTATAAAGGAAGAAAAATATGGCAAAAATAACTGGAAGAGTTGAAGTATTAGTAAATAATCAACTTTTGTTGAATAAATCCGGGGCAGTTGCTTCCGGAATAGGTATTAGTAATGAGCCTTCAATGGAATTGGAAGGTATTTATGGTGATACAGGTTTACATGGCTTTGTAGAAAAACCAGTACCCGCACAATTGGAAGTAACAATCACCGATCGAGAAGATATTAAATTATCTGATCTGGCAAAAATAAGAGAAAATGGAACGGTTATTTTCCGGGCTGCCAATGGTGGAAAATCTTATACAATGGAGGGTGCTACATGTTTAAGAAATTTTTCTATTACTGGCGGAGAGGGTGAAACACCAATTAAATTTCAAGGGCCTTTTTGGACTGAAAGTACACAATAAAAATAAAGGAAATTAGATGAAAAATATCGAATTAAAATATCCAATTGAAATAATTGTTGGTGGAAAAAAAACAGAAATAAGATTTCTGACTCCATCACGATTAAAAATGAAACACATTGAATTATTACCAAAAAGTTTAATGGAAAAATCAGAAAATGGGAATTTATCTTTTTCAACAACTGATATGATCCCCATTTTCAATGATTTAGTTCCTTTTCTTGCTGCAATTTTTAACGTGCAAATAGAAGAAATAAAAGATATTGATTTTGAAGATATCGAAAATGTACTTATGGCTCTTGATGAAGTCTTTCCAAAAGATGAAAAAAAAAATTAAGCATTCCAAGCAATTGGAAAAAAGGAATGTGGACCTTAGCAGGAACCTTCCATTTTCAACCATCGGAAATTAAAGAATTAACTATTCAGGAATTTCTAGATTGGTTGGATGGGGCTGATGAAGTAAATAGGAGTAATAGTGGGAACGACCTTTGATTTAGGCGTTATTTTTAGAGCAATTGATAAATTATCCGTTCCAATGGCAGCAATGCAGAAAAAACTAGATGTTTTTTCTGCTAAAGCAAAAGTCATTGGAAAGAATATGCAAGATGCAGGCTCTAAAATGACCACTTTTACAACAGTTCCTATTCTGGCTATGGGTGCTGCTATGGTGAAAACGGCTTCAGATATGGAAGAATCCATCAATAAAGTAGAAGTTGCTTTTGGTGCTTCTGCTGATAATGTGAAAAACTGGAGTAAAACCACATTAAAAAATTTTGGAATCGCCCAAGGAACAGCTTTGGACATGGCTGCTAATTTTGGGGATATGTCTACATCAATGGGATTATCTACAAGCGAAGCCGAAAAAATGTCAACTTCTTTAGTTGGTTTAGCCGGGGATATGGCCAGTTTCAAAAATATAGGATTTGATCAGGCTCAAACTGCATTAACATCTATTTACACAGGTGAAACAGAATCTTTAAAGCTTTTAGGTATAGTTATGACCGAAGCTAATTTGGAACAATTTGCTTTATCACAAGGATTATCGGCAAACTTAAAAAAATATTCACAAGCTGAAAAGGTTCAATTACGATATCGATATGTCATGCAAATGTCTGCTAATTCACATGGGGATTTTATTCGAACTGGGGCCGGTGCTGCTAATCAAAGCAGAATCTTTGCAGAATCTTTGAAAGAATTAGCTGCTAATTTTGGAAAAATACTTCTTCCAATTTTCATTAAGGTGATTACAAAGGTTAATCAAGTTATACAATGGTTTGGAAATTTAAATGATCGAACAAAAAAAATAATTTTAATTGTTTTGGCCTTAACTGCTGCGGTTGGGCCACTTGTTTTTATAATTGGAAAAGTTATTTCTATTATAAGCATGGTAGGAAGGGCCTTTCAAGTATTGCGATTTATTTTAACTCCACAAGGATTAATTATCCTGGGTATAGTAGCTGCTATTATTGCGATTATAATTATAATTAAAAATTGGGGTAAAATTTCAACTTGGTTCAAAGAAAAATGGATGCAATTAGTAGATTATATTCAACGAATGCCCAGAATTATTTTTATTCTAATAAAATTATTTGCTCCTTTTTTATTTTTACCAATTATGATTATTCGAAATTGGGACAAAATAAAAAATTTTTTTATTAATTTATGGAATGCAATTTGGAATATTTTTGATAACAAAGTGGTTCAATTAATTGGTTCAATTCTTATGCCTTTTCTCGGATTACCTATCACAATAATAAAAAATTGGGAGGGAATATCTAATTTTTTTATAAATTTATGGAGTGGCATAGTAAATGCATTTGTTTCTGCTATCGATTTCATAAAAAAAATCTGGGATTCTTTTATGGGATGGGCTATGAAAAATCCAGTATTAAAATGGTTATTTGAAACAAAACCAAAAAAACCAGAAAATAAAAATAAACAAATTGAAGCACAAAAAGAAATAGATAAAAATAAAGAGAAACCATCATTATTAAATATGGATAAATATTTTCAAAATTTTAAAAAAGGTAAAGATGAAAAAAGCATTGTTTACGTAAATGTTAAAGTAGCTTCAGAAGAAGGAAGCCGGGCAACTATTGAACAGGTAAAATCAAATAAAAATACAAAAAGTAAGATAACAAATAACATGGATAATACAGGAAGGAGTTATTTATAATGAGTTGGAAAGACCGTTTAATTGAAGCTTCATTTAAAGGAATAAAATTTAAAATTTCATCGCATGATTATACATCTGGAAGACGTACACAAACTCATCAATTTGCTAATCGAGATAAACCTTATACACAGGATTTAGGAGCGAAAGAAGAAAATTTTGTAATGCAAGCTTACATTATTCAAAATATAGAAAATGAATTTGATTATTTTACTGATAGAGATAATTTAATTCGTGTTTTAAAACAAAAAAATAGTGGTACTTTAATTCATCCATTTTTAGGAATTAAAAAAGTAAATGCTTCAGAATTTACAATGACAGAGACATTTGACGAGGGTGGAATTGCTCGTTTTTCTATTAATATGGTAGAAAGTGGGGAAAGAGCTTTACCAAAATCCTTAACCGATTTTTTTAGTGCAATTGACAATGCTGTAAATGCTGCAATGGACCTTATTGGTGATGCCTTCAACAAAGCTTACTCTACTACTGCTCTTTTTCAAGATACTATTTCTAATATTGTTGGCCGATCAATTGGAACGGTCCAAAGTGCAATTGCATTAACAAACGGAATAGCCACAAAAATAATAAGTGAAAGTATTGGTAATATCTCTTTAATCAGAAATTCAATTACTGATGTAATCAATTCACCTAATGATTTATACAATGCCCTAAAAAATGTTTCATATAGTATGGCTGCTATTTGTGGTATGGGAAGTGTACTTTTATTAGAAAAAACACTTAAGGGTTATGCCACTTCAAATGGTGTAGCAATTAATAACAAGGCAGAAGATATTTTTGCAAATAAAATCACAATCTCTACAAATATAACCGGGGGAGAATCAGGGTCATATAGTGGCGTTATTAGAGGGAATGTAGTTGAATTAGACCCAAATAATATTAATGAAGGTTTAGGAAAATCCGTAGTCACAAACATGATAAATTTAATTACTGATTTTGATATGAGTGGATTAAGCGGGATCCCTAATAATCAGCAAAAAAATGTTTGTTTAATTTTAGATACTTTTAAATTTCAAATTATTGCAACAATTTGTCGAATTGCTATTAGAATTGATTTTTCAAGTCAAGATGATGCATATGATTATCTAAATCAAATTAATGAAATGATTGATTCTGTTCTAATTGATATGGGAAATGAGGCGGCTAAGGGTGGTTATGTGCTCAATATTGGAACAGGTCAAGATCAAATTGATAACAAAGATATTTTTTTATCAATTCAAGATATCAAAAAAACATTCAATGATAATATGATTGCTAAATCAAGTGAATTAACAAAAACAATCAATTATACAATCAATATTGAAAATCAAACGACATTAGAATTAGCGTATGATCAATATAATGATCTTGATAGAAACAAAGAAATATACAGTAAAAATAGAGCGAAAATAAAACATCCCGGATTCTTACCAAATAATGATTTGATAAGGATTTTAAATGAGTAATAACGTTTTCACATTAATTTCAAACGGATTCAAATATGAAGATTGTTGGGAAAAAATTGAGATCAAATTGAGCATAGAAAATGTTTGTAATGAGATCAATTTGGGAACATTAAATTTTTTTGAAAATTTATTACAATTATTTAAAGCTTCTGATGATTGGAATTTAAAAAAAGGAAAACCATACACAGCCTTAATAAATAAGGAAATAATCAGTACCGGTTATGTTGATGAAGTGGAAATTAATTATGATTCAAATGGTTCAAATATTGATTTCTATTTGAGAGATAAAACAAGTGATTTAGTTGATTGTTGCTTTTTTTCTGAAAAAATAAGTGAATTTAAAAATCAAAAAATAATCAATATAATAAATACACTTTGTTTACCATTCAAAATAAATGTAATAATAGACCCAGTTGTCACTTCATTATTAAATACAATTGTTCCGGAATATACAATTGATCAAGGTAGAAGTGTAGCCGAATTAATAGTTGAAGAGTGTGTTAAATTGGGTGTTTTGGTGACTACTGACGGATTAGGAAATATTATTTTAACTCAACCTAATTTATATGAAGTTGCCTCGGACATAATAACAGAGACAAATATTATTTCTTGCAGAATGAACAGTAGTTTAAAAGACAGATTTTCAAATTATATCACAAAAGCAGAAATGAAACCTGATCAATTATATAATGTAGATGCTGATCAACTTTGGATTTCTAAAGAAAAAGAAGGATGTTATTCAAATAAAAGAATAGTAGAAGATGCTGAATTAAAAGAAAGATACCGTCCTTTAATTCTACTTTCAGATACCGCACAAACTATTGAAGATTGTGTTAGAAGAAGTTTTTATGAGGCTAATATTAGAAGAGCTAAAGGATTAACTATTACTTATGAATTGGAAGGATGGACTGAAGTTAATTCTGGGAAAGTATGGAAACCAAATAAATTAGTTTTAGTTGTTGATAAAAAAATAGATGTAAATGAACTTATGTTAATAAATTCAGTTTCATTAAGTTATGACAATGGATTTAAGACTACTTTAGAGTTAGTAAGAAAAGAATGTTATGGATTAACCGAACAAGCATTACAATTAATTAGAAAAGGATTTTAAATGTTATTTGAAAGAGGAATTTTTAACACAATTCTTAAAAAAATATTTTTATTAGTTTCCAGGGGTAGATTATTAGCCGTTGATAATTCAAATTCTCAAATTCAGACAATTCAAATTTCAAATTTTGCTAATGAAACAATTTCAGATATAGAACGATATCAAGAATATGGATTTGAAAATTATCCTAATATCCCAAATTCAGAAACAATTACATTATTCATCAATGGTAACCGAAATGCAACCAAAGGGATTAATATAGTTGTCAATAATCGAGGATTAAGACCTACGGACTTGAATAAAGGAGATGTCTGCATATATACGAATGACAGTGGAAAGACAAATAAAAATAGAATTTGGTTAAAACCTGTAAACAATGAAATTGAAATTTCTACTTTTGACGGAAATAACATCAAAATTGATAATTCTGGAATAGTTATTTTGGACAAAAATAATAATAAAATTGATATGAAAAATACGGGAATAGAAATAACAGATAAAAATAGCAATACAATAAAAATGAATGGTGTGAATGTAGATATAAATGGAAATAGTAAGAAATTTGTTACTTATACAGAACTAAATGCTGCTATTACTGCCTTTCTAATCATGATAATGGCACATGTACACACTTCTGCGGCTCCAGGTTCCCCAACATCAATACCAACTTCACCTATTAATTTTGATATAAGCGCAGCGGAATCACAAAAAGCAAGGACAGGTTAAAATGGCAGATGATATAAAAATAATTTGGGATAAAAACAATCTTACCGGGGATTTTCAATTAAATAATGGAGATTTGTTACGTGAGAGAGGATTGGCTACGTCTGCACTAATATCTATATTAACAGACAAACGAGCCAGTGACGACGATATAATCGATGATCCTAACGATAAACGAGGTTGGTGGGGGGATTTAGTTTCTCCAACTCCAATTGGAAGTAAATTATGGTTACTTGATCGAATAAAAACAACTCCTGATGTTTTGGTGAAAGCAAAACAGTACATTGAAGAATGTTTGCAATGGATGATTGACGATGAGATAGTAATAAAAATTGAGGTCTTTGTTGAAAGACAAGGAAATCTTGAAAGTAATATTTTAACTTATGAAGTAAAAATTCATGAAAGTTTTGAAAATGTAATAACATTAAAATTTGACGATCTTTGGAAAATGGAGGTGCTATAATTGCCATATAATAGACCAAGTCTAACGGAAATAATTAACAGAATAGAAAATGATTTTGTAATTCGAGTTGATAATTCACAAACATTTTTACAAAAATCTGTTTTTAAAATTTTCTCTCGTGTGTACGGGGGAAGTAATCATTTATTATATGATTATATTGAGTTTGTAAAAGATCAATTATTTATTAGTTCTGCTGATCGTGAAACATTAGAAAAACATGGAGCCGAATACGGTATTTTTGCGGAAAATGGTGAAAAAGCAACAGGACAAGTAATAGCTACAGGTACGAATGGTGTAATTATTCCAGTTGATACAGAATTAGAATCATCAACGGGAAATAAATACAAAGTCTTATTTGCAACAACTATTGTTGCGGGAAATGCAACAATAGACATTGAAGCAAAAGAAACAGGAACTATTTTTGATGAATTAACTGGAGTTATTTTAACTTTCATTAGTCCTATACCAGGTGTTAATTCTACGGTTACCGTAATAGGTACAGGTATTGAGGGTGGTGTTGATGCAGATACTGACGAACAATTCAGAACAAAAATTCTAAATAGAAAAAGATTTCCTCCACATGGGGGAACTGCAATTGATTATGAAAATTGGACTATTCAATATTCAGGAAATATAACAAGAGCTTGGGCCATTCCAGAATATCAAGGGATAGGTACAATAGGGTTAGCTTTTGTGAAAGATAATGATCCAACAAGTATTTTTCCAACTGAAGCGGAAAGAACAGTGATCAGAAATTTTTTAATCAGTCATCTTGATAATTCAATTGGAAAATATGTTGGTATTCCGGTTACTGCTGAACCTGGATTTTTTGTTATTGAGTTACAACCGTATTCAGTTGATCTAACAATTCAATTATACCCAAATAATAGTACAGTTCGAGCAACAGTAATAACAAAAATAAATGAAGTTATTAAAAATGAGTCGGCTCCTGGAGGAACAATCGTATTAAGTAAATTTTATGAAGCAATTACTTCGGCGGCTGGTGAAGAAAAATGTAGAATAATTTACCCTATAAATGATATATCTGTTTCAACTCAACAATTACAAGTACCGGGAACAATTACTTTTCAGGATTATATATAATGGCTAGATCAAGTTTACAGTATAGAAAACTTTTACAATCTCTCTTGCCGAAAGGGAAATTATGGAATAGAGATGAAAATTCCATATTAACAAAAGTTATTTGGGGAATGTCAGAAGAATTAGCACGAATTGATCAAAGAGCGGAAAATTTAATTAACGAAAAATTATTGAATTCAACTATTGAATTAATAATTGAACATGAAAAAGATTTTGGTATTCCGGAAGAAGGTCAAGAATTACAACCAACTTTTGAATTAAGAAGGAATGAATTAAAAAGTAAATTATTAGAAGTTGGTCAACAGGATAAAAATTATTTTGAAGAAATTAGTCTTGCTTTTGGATATCATATTTATATTGAGGAATTTAGACCTGCTTGGAGTGGTGTTTTCTGTTCTGGAGATCCTTGTGGAGATCAACAAAATATTTTTTATTGGAAAATTCATATTTATGTTGATTCAATCATAGATAGTTTACAAGTGGATTTAACAAAACTAATTGCAAAAATAAATAAAATAAAACCAGGTCATACTCATGTCTTATTTGATTTTTACAATGTTGGTTTTGATCGGGGTTTTTCCAATGGTTTTTTAAGACAACCTCATTATGATAATTTTTGGCTTAATAATTCGTTTGATTCTGGTTTTTCAAATGGATTTGAAAATAATACAGATTATTATGGTCATAATTATACTGGGGGTTTTGGTTATGGATTTAATATCGCTTTTGATCGTGCTTCCGGTGGTGGTTTTCAATCAAAAGCTTTTCAAAAAATAGGATTTCAACATCCAGCATAAAAATATGCTGTTAGCATATTTACGATTAATGATATTTTGAAAAAAAGAACATGGCTACATGTATAGGAGTTTATTTTGGCAGACACGCAAAGGACTTTAGCACAAATATTAGCATTATTTGCGGACAATGTTACCGGACAAATTAGTCCACAAGATTTACGAGATTTTGTTGTTACTGTTATGGAAAATGAATTTAATAATCCAGGGGATTTTTGGTCCCAACCACAAGCAAAATACATAACAACGGACAAAACTGCGAAAGGTTGGAAAGAATACAGTCAACTAATTCTTTCCGCTTGCTCATTTATGAACGTATTATATTACAATGTAAGCGGGGGAGGATGGGGCTTAGCAAATGTTTCTGCAAGTGCTCAAACTGGATGGCTTGCCTTAGCTATGGATAGTTATGCCGCAGGTATTTCAACCGGAGTTATTTTGAAAGAAGGGATTGTTTATAACTCTGGATTTTCAACCACATTTTCTCAAAAATTGGGTAGACCTATCTATCTTGCTTCGGGTTCCCCTGGTTCAATAACAATAACGCCAACAACAAATTCTCAATTAATATTAGGAATGATTGCTTGGTCAGATGATATGGGAGCAAGTGCAATTGGAAAATGGTACTTTAAACCAGAATGGGCAGTAAGGGGGGCTTAATGCATAGAATTGAAAGTTCAAATTATGTTAGAGATGCACAAGGAAGAAATTTATTTTCTGATGGACCACCAGGAACAACAGTAAATGATGCCTGGTTAAATACCATGCAAGAAGAGTTAGCCAATGTTATCGAATGGGGTGGATCAGATTTAAAAACAAAAAGCACAGATACAAGGGATCAATTAAAATCTGTATTTCAAAGATTAACAACTTCTTTTGATATAATAATAAGTAGTCAACCCATATTTAATAACATAATAGAACGTGTTTCCGCCAACAGATATAGAATAAAAGATATTTATAAATCCGTTTATTTTAAAACTTTTTCCGGGGGTTTTAAGATGGCTGGGTCAAATTCTCCATTAAGTGGAGGTGATACCTGGGGATATCTTGAAACAAATCAATGTGAACTTCTTTTTTCTGAAAATGGGACATCTATTGATTTTGGAAATACCCAAGGATATTTAAACGTTAACACTAATTATTGTTCATTATATAATATGAGTGTTGTTGGATTAGCAACAGTAGCCTCTGCAATAACACAATCATTTTTGAATAGTGCTGATTATGTTAGTTTTTTTAATTGTAAAACATTTAACCGTTTATCATCATCAACTTTTTTAGGATTCAACGGAAATGGAAAGGTTAATTCAAAATATGTTGGTTGTTTTGTTCATACTATTACTAATTCGGGTGGAAACATCCATGGATTTGATGATTGTCATAATTTAAGTGATTGTTATTTAACAAATTGTATTGTTGCTTCAGTCGGAACATCTATCAGAGGATTTAATGATTGTACTAATTTAAATAATTGTTCTTATTATGATGTAAATTCAGGATTATACAATGCTTATGGATTTTATACTTGTGAAAGATTAGCAAATTGTAGAGTTGATAATATAACATCAGATTCAGGAACTATTTTTGGTTTTCGCGATTGTACTAATTTATCAAGTTGTACAGCTAAAGTATTAACATCCACTTCAGGATTAATAACAGGATTTACAAATTGTACGGAATTAAGTTCTTGTAGTAGTAAATCATTCACAAATGGTGGAGCTGGAGCAACTATAGGCTTTAATATTTCATCTCGATTATCATCTTGTATTGCATCAACAATTTCCTCAACAGGCGCGGGAATTGTTTCCGGTTTTTCAACTTGTGAAAGTATTAGTTCATCAATAGCAAGAAATCTATCAAGTAATACTAATCATGTTTATGGTTTTGATAGTTGTTCTTTTGTTACAAGTAGTGTCGTTTATTTGATTGATGCTACTGGAGCAATTAATAATGCTTATGCGTTTAAAGATGGTGTTTTAGTTTCTGGATGTTTTGTTAATACAGTTCAATCAGTTGGAGGAGAAGCCCGAGGGTTTATGCGTTGTTCTCCAATTTCATGTTGTAAAACTGACACAATCACAGTAAGTGGTGCAGGAACTGCGGAAGGTTATCATAATTGTTCTTATGGATCTTCATTATATTCAGTTGAGGCTACAAATGGAGGAAATGATTACATGGATACACTTGATGCCGATGTAACAAATAAAATATCTTGCTTTGTTCCTTTTACAGTTTAATATTGACAAAATTATGAAAAAAATATTATATTGATATTCAACAGTTCTTTTTTGATTTCAATTTTAGAAAAATCCTTACTTTGCTCATAGATATTACTAGATGTCTATGAGCTTTTTTATTTTTTTATAATTTTTACTTCCTTTTTTTAAAAAAATATAATATAAATAATTACTGCTGGTGAAAAAGTTGATTGGATCTTCTAAATTTCCAATTTATTTTTTTTATTCATTCGAAGCCGCTTTTAGTCCAGCATAAAGCGGCTTTTTTTATCTGGAAAATCTATGAAAAGCCAATCCAATTTAAAATTTAATCAAAACAAAAGGAAAAACAATGAATGAAAATCATGAATTTTTAGAAGATCAATTAATTATTTTGACAAAACCTATTTTAGATTTATTTTTGAAACATGATAATCCTTCCGATCTAATAGCATTGTATACTTTTTATTATTATACGGCAAAATGGCAAAAAACAAATCAACCTAAATGCACTGATGAATATGTTCAAAATGGCTTGCATTGGAGTTATGGACGTTTGAGAAAAACAAAAAAAATATTAATGGAACTTAAGTTAATAGAACAAATTATAAACAAAAATAACAATGGAAAAATACAGGGATATTATATAAAAATACGATACATTTTAAAGCAAGAAACAACTAATCCAGTCCTCCTAAAATGCAGTAGTGGTAACCCGAGTACAAATGCTTTAAGTATTAATAATTTAAATGCTTTAAGTATTAATAATCGGGAGGAGTTAGAAAACTCCTCGAAAAATGAAAACTTGAAAGAAGAAAAAAAAGAAATAAACTACCCTATTGAATTCTTAAATTTAATAAAAATGTGGAACAGCCTCCCCCGGATCGCGTCAAAACATAAAAATTTACAAAGCAAAACAGTTCAAAATGCTTATAAATATTATCGTTGGCTAAAGAAAGGAGTATTTTTAAAAAATACTTGTATAGAAATAGATGAATTAGAAAGAAATAATATACCTATTGAAGATCATAAGTATACTGATCAAGAAATAATAAAAGGTTTAGAAAATGTGTTTTTGCAATATGAGAATGGTTATTATCCTTTTGAATTAAAGGATAAAAAAAGAATATTACAAAAGTCTTTAGAAACTGCTTTTTTTTCTCTTTATGGTTGTCCTAGTGCTTTTTTAAAATGTTACTACAATCCTCCTAAATGTAGACAAGATTTGATTAAATTAAATGATGATGATTATCCAGAATTAACAGATTTATTAAAAAAAGAAGTGTTTTCGGATAAGTCTAATTGGACTATTCAAGAAAATAATATTTTAATAAGTGGCATTTCTGATTGGTGGAAAAAAATAGAAGAAGTTAATCAAGAAAAAATTAAATCTACATATGAAGATAAGTATTATACACGTATAGAAATGGATATACTTTTGTTTAAAACTGCTTCATCTATTCAAAAATTTATTGATAATTTTATATGGTTCATAAAAAATACTAGGGAGGTTTGGGAAAAACTTCAAACCGATGTAAGAATGTTTAAAAATGATTTTTGGTGGAATAAGTTTTGTGAATGGTTAAAACAAGAATTTGATTTAGATTTATTTAATTGTGATATGAAAATATTGAGATTATTACATGAAAAAGAGTTAATAAAGTCCGGTAAAATAAAAGTAAAAGAAAAAAGTTTAAAAGAACAATTAAGAGAAATAAATCAAATTTTAGAAAATGCTTCAAAAGATAGTCCCTCTTATTTGATGTTTTTAGAAGATAAAAAAGATATTTTAAATAAAATAAAAAAAGAAAAAAAATAAAATAATTTTTCAAAAAGTAGTAAAAAAGATAATAATAATTGTGAGGAGATTGAAGTGAAAATAAAAAAATTAGAAAAAGAAAATTATCCAGAATGGTTAAAGAAAGCAATAATAGAAAATGAAAGTATTTGGATTGATGAAAATGAAAACATTATTTGGAAAGGTGGTATTTGGGAAAATGGTATTTGGAAAGATGGTATTTGGAAAGGTGGTACTTGGAAAGGTGGTATTTGGAAAGGTGGTACTTGGGAATATGGTACTTGGGAAAATGGTATTTGGGAAAATGGTATTTGGAAAGGTGGTACTTGGGAATATGGTACTTGGAAAGATGGATATAAATTATATGTTACTTTGTCAAAATTTACACTTTATTTTTCGTCTGAAAAAATAATGGTGGGATGCAAAGAATTTACAGTTGAAGAAATGATAAAAAATAGGGATGTAAATGTTTTTCCTTTTTCGGATAGCTTTTCTGAGTTTCAAAAAGAAGCTATGAAAAGAGATATAACAAATATTTTAAAAATTTTGGGTAGGTAAAGGTGATCAAAATGAGAGAAACTTGTCTTTTTTGTGTGAGTAAACACATATCCCAAGCAATTGTTTTAGTAAGTGAAGCGGCTAAAGGTTATCCTTACCATATATGGATTGCTATTGGACATCTTGCAGAGGCTGAAGATGAATGCATGAATGATTTTCATAATGTAAGTCAAGATATAAGAAAAGTAAGATTGGCGTTAATGGGTCAAGAGGGTGAATTTAAATGTAATGATTTAATGGATTTGTTAATTGAAGTTAGAAAAGTAGCAGAATTTATTAATGAAGTTTCGGAAGAAAAAAGAATTGAAAAAATATTAAATTGTAAAAATTAATAATTAAAAGGGTTTCTTGTGGAAATAAAAAAAATTGATTCTAATTTAGAAAAGTTAATTATTACATCAATGATCGTTTCTGATAAGTTTTTACTAACTATTTCAAATATAATTAATGTTAGTTTGTTAAAATTAAACTATTGTCAAATTATTGCAAATTGGTGCTTGGATTATTATAAAAAATATAATGTAGCGCCTCATAAAAATATTCAAAATATTTTTGAATCTTGGAAACAAAATAAAAATTTAGATCAAGAAATAATTAAATTAGTTAATTCTTTTTTATTACATATAAATAATAATTATCAAAGGGAAGCTATTTTTAATGAACAATATGCAATTGATCAAAGCATAAAGTATTTTAAACAATTAAAATTAAATGATTTAAAAGTTAAAATTGATGAGTTTTCAAAAAATGGTCAGGAAGATGAAGCCGAAAAATTAATTTATGAATATAAAAAAATATCAATTCCAACTCATGATTATACTGATGTTTTTTCTGATTTGAAAGTAGTAGATGATATTTTGAATTTTGAAGATGAAGAATTATTTAGATATTCTGGGGAATTGGGAAAAGTCATAGGTCCGTTATATCGGGGGGATTTGATTGCATTTGCTTCGGCAGCTAAGAGAGGAAAGACATTTTGGTTAATAGAATCTGGAATTCAGGCAACTCTTAAGGGTTTAAGGGTTGCTTTTTTTTCGTTTGAAATGAATAAACAAAGGGTATTATTGCGTATTTATCAGAATATTTGTGGTGAAACAAAAAAAGAAAAAGAAATTGAGGTTCCTTTTTTTGAAAAGAATGATTCTGATCGATTTGAAATAAAGAGTGTGAAAAAAGAAAAAAAAGGAATAAAAAGTAAACGAGTAAAAGATAAAATAAAAGCGATAAAACAAATACTTAAGGGAGGTACTTTAAAACTCTTCTGTAGTGGCCCAAATTCGCTCACCATTAACGATATTTCTACTATATTGGATAATTTAGTCATTAACTCAAATTTTGTTCCTGATGTGCTTATTTTTGATTATGCTGACATTATAAAATCTAATTACAAATCTGGACAACATCGGGACAATATTAATGATAAATGGGAATCATTAAGGGCCCTTTGTCTACAAAAGAATTGTCTGGGTATAACGGTTACCCATACAAATAAAAAGACTTTTGATTCTGATATTAAACAGGGTGATATGTCGGAAGATATTCGAAAAATAAATCATGTGGCTGTAATGATTGGGATTAATCAAAAGAAAACGGAAAAGGCAAGAAATATAACCAGGTTATCATTATTGGTTAACCGGGAAGATGATTTTTCAACAATGAATGAAATAGTTGTTTTGCAATGTTTAGCCATTGGTAAACCTTATATTGATAGTAAGTTAAGTAAGGATTGTGAAGAATATTTTTCAAAATCATACGATAAAAAATAAGGAGTTAAGAATGAATGAAAATAAAATTATTTTTATAGAAAAAGAGGAATATTGTTTAATGTTTGTTTATGAAATGATTTACAAGGAATACAAAAGAATAAAAAGATCAAGATATGAAAAAGAATTAAAAGAATTATATTTAAACAATTATCGAGAGAGATTGAATACCTATCAAGAAATTTTAAAAAAATTAGGATTTACTTGGAAATTTAAAGAAATAAAATAATAGGAAATAGGAATTGAAAAAAGAGAAACGAGAGAAAAAATACAAAAGAAAAATTTATAAAAAAGATAATAAATTTAGAATTGAATATTTAACTAAAAATTTTTTATATAATGCCTGTATTGCAAGAAAAAATAATAAAAATTATACCAGTAAGTATTTTAAAATATTGGGGTTTTCTTTTTTTGATTTTTATACACATTTTGAAAACTTATTTGAAATAAATAAAAATTTTAATTGGGATAATTATGGAAGTTGGCATATTGACCATATTAAACCAAAATCTTTATTTAATTATAGTTGTATTAAAGATAAGGATTATCTAATTTGCTGGGGTTTAAGTAATTTGCAACCGATGAGAAAAGAAGAAAATTTAAAAAAATATAATAAGGAAAATTGAATGAATATTTTTATAATAGTAATAACAATTCTTAGTTTAATTGGAACTTTCTTAAATATAAAAAAGAAAAATATTTGTTTTATAATTTGGACTTTTACTAATTTTAGTTGGTTTTTAATTGATATATATAAAGAAGTTTATGCACAAGCATTTTTATTTTTTGTTTATTTTATTTTGGCTATTTATGGAATTTATGAATGGAGAAAAAATAAATGAAAGAAGTTTTTTTTGAAGATGAACAAAAAATAAAATATACAAATGTTCAATTAAATGATTTTTCTTTTTTAGATCGAATTAAAAAAGATGATATTATTGTTATAGATATAGAAACAACTGGATTAAAGCCACATAGAAAAGGTCATAGAATAGTATGTATAGGGATTACCAGGGATAAAGAAACCGTTGTTTTTAATTCATATCCAAAAAAATTACATGAAATTTTGCAAGATAAAGAAATAAAAAAAATATCTCATAATTTACCATTTGAAGCAAATTGGATTAAAGTTATTTGGGGTTATTGGGTTCAAAATTGGTATTGGGACACTATGATTTGTAATCATATTTTAAATAATGTGGCCTCTTCTGGTTTAAAAAAAATAGTAAAAGAAAAATACAATGTTGAGGATTATGATTTTAAAGTAAAAAAATATTTAGAAGCAGAAACTAGCAATGATTTTAATCGAATAGATGAACTTCCTATTGAAGATGTTATGGAATATTGTGGATATGATACATATTTTACAAATAAAATTTATTTAGATCAAATTAAAGAAATTAAAAATGATGATCATATTAGTAAAGGATTTGATTTTTTTATGAAGGCAATACAACATTTTGCTTTTATACAAAATAATGGCATTGTTTTTGATCTCAATCAATATAAAAAAAATTACTCTGAATTGACATTAAAAATAAAAAAATTAAATAATGAAATACAAAATTCAAATGAAGTTAAATTACTTGAAAATGGCATTAGTTTTAATTTTAATAGTACTAAACAATTAAGAAATTTATTTTTTGAAATTATGAAAAAAGATTCAATTAAAAAAACAATTAAAAATTTTGAATCGGTTGATGAAGAAGTTTTAAATAAAATAAACACTTCTTTTACTAAAAATATTTTAGAACATAGACATTTATCAAAAATTAGAGATACTTATTTAAAACAATTTAGGAAAGAATCTGTTGAAATAGATGGAAATTATTACATTTTTCCTTTTTTTGGTTTAGCAATTCCAGCAACTTATCGCGGAAGTTCTTATAATCCCAACTTTCAAAATATACCAATTCGGGATGAGTTAGCAAAAAGAATGACTCGAGGTACATTAGTTCCTAGAAAGGGAAGATGTTTGTTAGAAATAGATTTTAAGGGGATGGAAGTTGCTATTGGGTGTTGTGTGCATAAAGATAAGAATATGATTGCTTATGTAAAAGATAAGAAAAACAATATGCATACAGATACATCAGCTTTAATTTTTATGAAAGATAAAGTTGAAATTGATAAAAAAGAAAGATTTATTGCAAAAAATGGATTTGTATTTCCTTCTTTTTATGGGTCCACTTGTAGGATGTATAATAGTATTTTAGAAAATCAAAGATATGGAGAAATAACCTTTAATATTTGGGAAATGTTGACAACTGAAATGAAAGAACATTTTAAGAAAAAAGGAATAAAAAATATTTTTCAGTTTCAAAAACACATTGAAAAAATAGAAGAGTATTTTTGGGGTGATTTATTTTATGGATATCAGCAATGGAAATTTGATAATTGGAAAGAATATAAAGAAATGGGGTATATTGATTTAATTACTGGTTTTAGATGCACTGGAAAAATGGGATTTAACCAGGCCAATAATTTTAAAATACAAGGACCTGCTTTTCATGTTATGCTTTGGTGTTTAATTCAAATTAATGAATTTTTAATCCAAAATAATATGAAAAGTATGATTATTGGACAGGTACATGATTCAATTATTTTTGATATAGATCCTTTAGAGTTAGAGATATTGAGTAAAATTATTAAAGATATTTGTACAAAAAAAGTAAGGCAATATTTTAAATGGATAATTGTTCCACTTCAAATAGAAGCTGAAATGACTAATGTAAATGAAAGTTGGGATTTAAAAAAAGAGATAATTTTATAAAAATATTTTTCAAAAAGTATTAAAAAAGATAATAATATTATAGGAGGAAAAAATAAAAATGGAAGATAAAAATAACAAAGTTTTGAAAAGTTTAAATAATAAGAAAAAAGAACGTTTTTCTTTATTAGAAATTGACGATGAAAAGGAGGAAACACAAGAAAATATATATCTAAATATAGAATCTTTGTCTGATATTGTTAAAAAAATAAACATTGATAAAGATCTTCAAATTAATGATCAAAAACTTGATGAAGAGTTTATGAGTCATTCTGATAAATTTAAAAATTGGCAAATTTATCATGGATATTGTTCGGATGAAGTTTCCAACAAAGAAAATCAACTTGATTTATTAGAAGCTACTCTTGATAAGAAAATAAGGGAAGAAAACCGAGAAAAAAAACCAACTGAAAACAGTATAAAAAACGAAATAATTTTGAATGAAGATTATCAAAAATTGAAATCCGATTTAAATAAAGCCCGTTTTAATTTAAATATTGCAAAGGGTGCTTTAAATGCTTTTGACCATAAAAAGAAGGCTTTAGAGCGATTGACTGACTTTTGGATTTTTGGTTATAATTCAGAACCAAAACAAAAGCCAAGTATAAAAGAAAAAATTTTGGATAGTACCCAAAATAAAATAAAAGGAGGATTGAATAAATGAGAGATTTTGAAATCAAATCAAATAAAAGTGAATATGATAAATGTCAGATAAAACGTTTTCAAAAAGTTTTAAATGATTTATTTGATAATTTTATCCAGGATGATGGTTTTATTTGTGGTGGATTTGCTCGGGTTTGTTTAGAAGAAAAAGAGGATTTTAAAGAGTGTTCGGATATTGATATTTATTGTAAAAATGTTGAAGCATTTGATCGAATTAAAGATAGATTTTTGTCTGATCTTTATATTGAAGATCGTGTTTCTCCAATTGCTATCTCACTGAAATATGCGTTTTCCGGTAAATACCCAATTCAATTAATAAAACCTTTTGATGCTGGTTTTATTCATACTTCAAATGAAAGTGTCAGTGAAGTATTGAATAATTTTGATTTTACTATAACCAGAGCCGCAATTTATAGAGTAGAAATATTTAGTGCTTTTGATAAAACTAAAAAAAGCTATAAATTGGAAGCTATTGCGGATGAGGATTTTTTCAATTTTTCAAATACACTTGTAATAAAAAACATACATTGCCCGGTTGCACAGGTTTATCGAATTGCTAAATACATTAAAAAAGGCTTTACTGTAAGAACAATGGAAATTGTAAAAGTTCTTATGGATTGGGAAAATAGACCTTTGCAATATAAGCAAAATCTTATTGAAGCATTACAAAAGGAAGATCCAACACAGGAAGAAATTGACAAAATGGAAAAGCTTTTACATGTGGATTAAAAATTAATTATTAAATGGGGGTTTTAATGAAAATAAAATTTTATTTATTTTTTTTATTGGTTATTTTTGCTTTGTTTTCGTGTTCAAAAGCTTATTGGATGTCCTATGAAAAAAACAGGGATTCTGAAAATAAGGGATTGACCAGAATAGTAAAAGCTTATTCTTCATATACTGGACAAATTATTTTTGAGAGAAAGTTTTTAAATTCTTATTTTGAAAATGAAAGTAGTGGAGATTGTATAAAAGTAAATATTTTAGATTTAAAAAACGGTTTAAAAACTAATATAATTGGAAATAATGTCATAATTATTTTTGATGAAATTTCAGAATAAAATTAAATTATATAAGGAATAAATTATGAGTTTTGATAAAAATAGTATGAAAAATAGAATAAATGAGAATCATAAAAAACGTGATGATTATTCTATGATTGATAAAGAAATGGTTCTAAACATTCCGGAAGGTGTTAAATTATATAAGGCATCTTATGATAAAAAAAATAAAATTATTATTTTGCCTTATCCGGTAAATACAAATAATGATCCAAAAGTAAAAAAAGGAGAAAGTACATATATACTTGAATATTTTGTACATAAAGAAGTAGGAATTAATAAAGATCAATTTCTTTGTATGAAAAGAACTTATGGGAAAGCCTGTCCTATTTGTGAGGAAATTGATCGATTAAAAGAAAATTATGAAGAGAATGAGGATGTAATCAAAAAATTAAACCCAAGTAAAAAGGCTGTTTATAATGTGTTGGATTGTCTTGATGAAAAACCCGGAAAGATTCAAATTTTTCATGCTTCGTACGCTTTGTTTGAAAAAGAAATATTGGAAGAGGCTAAAGAAAATTCAAAAGGTGATGATATTATTTGTTTTCCTGATCCTTCAGAAGATGGGTATTATATCAAATTTAGAGCAAAAGAAGAAAAATTTATGGGTAGGACTTATCCAAAATATAAGAGTTTTGAATTTGAGAAAAGAAATAAAGCTATTCCGGAAAAAATATTAACATCTGTTTTTTGTCTTGATGAATTATTAATTATTCCCACATATGATCAAGTCAAAGCTGCTTTTGTTGGTGATGATTTTGATGAAGATGATGAAACGGAAGAGGAAGAAGATAATTATTTTGATGATGTGGCTGCAAATGAAACAGAAGATGAAGAACACGATTCAAATGGATTATTTGAAGATTCGGAAGAAGATAATCAAGATGATGAAGAAAACGGGGATGAAGAGGAAGAAGAAAAACCAAAAAATAAAAAGATAAAAGAAGCAAAAGAAAAAATTAAAAAATTGGAAAAAACAAGTTCTTCCATAAAAAAGGAAACCAAAAAAAGATCAAAAATAAAAGAAGAAAAAGAAAAAGTTTGTTCTGCTGGGCATAAATTTGGAGTTGACACAGATAAAAAGAAAGAATGTGTTTCCTGTAAAGATTGGGAAGATTGTACAGAAAAAAAAGAAATACCATTTTAAGGAATGTAAATGAGTGATAATAAATTATATGAGTTATCAGATGCAACTACTGTTGAAATCGATAATATCAGAGAAAAGATTAATGAAATAACTTTCCACCATCCAAAAAAAACACGTAGAAATATAAAAAAATATGAATTATTAAATGCCTTAATCAATATTGGATTAAGGCATAAAAAAGAAATATGCAAAGAATTGGGATTAACAAATGATGATGTGGGAAATTTAGAATTATGAAAAAAGAAAATGATTTGACTGATAAAATTATAAAGCGGTTATCAAATCCAATTCAAAAAACCACTAGAAAGGATATAGAACTTCTTTCTAGTGGTATTACTTTACTTGATTTGTGTTTGGGTGGTGGATGGGGCAAGGGTTTTATTTCTAACATTTGCGGATGGGAAGCAACTGGAAAAACAATGATAGCTTGTGAAACGTTGGGGGAAAATTGCAGAAATAATAAAAAGTTTGATCATTGTTTTGATAATGCGGAAACAGGGTTTACGTTGGATACTGATTTTATGTTCGGATTTAAAGCAAAATTACTTCCTAAACAATCGGAAACAGTGGAAGAATTTATTTATAATGTCGAAAAGTTGTGTAAAAAATGTGATCCAAGTAAAGATTATATGTATGTTCTTGATTCGTTAGATGGTGTTTCTGATAACCGAGAACAAAAAAAACATGAAAAAGATATGGTTAAAGTGGGAGCTTCATTAAAGAAAAAAGGTGATGCTGATGTTGAGATAAAAGAAGATTATTCGGGAAAACCTAAAACTCTATCAAAATTTTTTAGATTACATTCTAAAGATCTTTATGAAAAAAAAATTCATTTAATGATTACTTCCCAATTGAGAGATAAGGTAGGTGTTGTTTATGGAAAAAAGGAAGATCGGACAGGTGGGAAAGCTTTAAAATTTTATGCGGCTCAAATAGTATGGATTTATCTTATTGAGAAAATAAGAAAAAAAGTAACGGTTGAGGGAAAAAATTTTATACGGCAAACATCAACATTGATTCGGGTTGTTGTAGAAAAAAATAAATTGGGTAAATCTGGTCGAAGTTGTTATTTGTTTATTGATAATGAATATGGGATCGATGATATAAAATCCAATATTTATTTTTTATATGATTTGATTACTCCTGAAGGGGATATTAAAACAGAAAAGAAAGAAAGAGATATGATTTGGGATGATAAGAACACTTTTACTTCTGACATAAAGTTAATTCAATTTATTGAAAAGAACAATTTAGAAGGTGAGTTAAAAAGTCGTGTTGTTGATTTGTGGAATAAAGTTGAGGATGCTTTGAGAGTTGAACGAAAAAAGAAATTTTAGGAGGATTTTAAATGGAGAGTTTAGAAGAATTTTTAAATTTTAGTGAGGAAAAAAAGAAAGAGATTATTAAAGATGCTTTACTGGAAGTTGGAAAAGGAAAAGTAGTTCATGCTATTGCTTCTATAATAAAAACGGAAGAAACTATTCCAAATATGGGAAAAATATCAATTATAATTCCCATATTGGCTCAAATAGCAATAAGTATTATTGAAAAAACTGATAATATAAAAAGTCAATTGGAAACATTTAAAAAGTTTTCAGTTATAAGTCAGGATATACCTTCATTGGAAATGATAGAAACAATTAAAAATTTATTGGATGAGTTATGATTAAAAAAATAAACATTGAAAATTATCAATCACATAAAAAAACAGAATTAGAGTTATCAAATGGGGTAAATGTAATTGTAGGGTCGTCTGGTTCTGGAAAATCTGTAATTTTACGATCAATAAACTGGTTAATAAATAATAGACCTGGGGGGGATTTTTTTCGTAGTGATTGGGGAGGGGAAACATCATGTAAAATTGAAATTAATAATCATGTTATTGAGAGAGTAAAAAACGATACTGAAAATTTATACATTCTAGATAATGATTATAAAAATCCATTTAAAGCCTTTGGTCAGGATGTTCCGGAAGAAATAAAAAAAATACTAAATATGTCCAGTGTTAATTTTCAGTATCAAATGGATGCTCCTTTTCTTTTTTCTAATTCGTCTGGTGAGGTTGCTCGTTATATTAATGAAATAATTAATCTTGATATAATTGATAAGACTTTGGCGAATATTTCAAAAATAAAAAAACAATTTGAGGATAAATTAAATACAGAAAGAGAAATATTAAAACAAAATCAAGATCAATTAAGTAATTATGAAAATTTAGAAAATATTGAGTTGTTAATCAATTTTGCTGATAAATTTGAAAAGTGTTTGGATAATAAAAAAGAAGATAAAGAAAACATCGAATTATTAATTAATAATATTATTGATTGTCATAAAATAATAGAAAAAATGAATTCTTGTATTAAAATTGAGGAAAAAGTTAATGATTTTGATGTATTTAGATTGAATTTAAATAAACAAAAAGATTGTTTATCCTCGTTAATTAGTTTGTATAATAATATTATCACATGTAATTCATCGATAGAAAAAATAAATGTTTATGTTGGAATTGAAAAAAATATTTTAGAGGTTGATGGATTAAATTCTATTCTTGATAATAAAAAAGTAAAAATTGAAAAATTAAAAAATATTATTGATGATTTAGAATATTTAAATGATTCTTTTTCATTAAATAATTTAGATTTAGATAAATTGAATAATCAATTCAAATCTTTAATTCCTAAAGAGTGCATTAATAAAAATTGTCCTTTTTTGGGAGATTGAAAATGAAAGTTTTTAAATTTATTGGGTTAGAAGAAAAATACATAGCTGCTGAAAATGTAGAAGAAGCTAAAAAATTTTATATTGATTTGTTTGATTCTCATATTTTTGATGTTGTTATGGTCGATTGTGATAATGAATTTATTTGGTATGGAATTAATATAAATTATGTAGACAATGGTCGATTTATGGATTTTTTAAATGAAAATAAAGACAAGTCTTTTGAAATAAGAGCAAAACAAGAATTGTATTGTGACATAGAGATTAGATTAAATTTTAAAGAATTATTACAATTAGATGGAATAATTTTTAAAAAACCATATTTACTTGAAATTTAGGGGGTTTTATTATGTGTGCTAATTGTGAATGGGAAGAACAATTAAATATTTGTGATGAAATTTTGGATGATATTGATAATGAATGGTGTTTTGAAACAATTGAGGGAATTCGAGAATGGATTATGAAAAATAATCACGTTACTGAAAAACAAGAACAAGCAATTGATAATATTTCACAAAAAATTTATGAAAATAATGGGTGATTAAAATGAAAATAGAAATTGAAATATCAAGACAAGAAGTAATAAGAATAATTAAAAGAGAATTAGAAAGCAAGTTAAATCATAAAATTAATGACTCTAATTTTTCTATTCTTGTAAAAAGTAGACAAAATTATAAATCTGAATGGGAAGATGCCGATTTTAAGGTTACTTATGGTGAAATAGAATGAAAAAAATAATAGCAATATTTGTATCGGATTGGCATTTTCGTGAATCAAATCCAAAATGCAGAGTAGATAATTATTTTGAAACACAAAGTAAAAAACTAAATCAAATAAAAGAATTACAAGAAAAAAATGATTGTCCTGTTTTTGATTGTGGTGATTTACTTGATACATATAAAATAAGTCCTTATTTAGAAGGGTGGTTAATTGATAATTTACCTAATAGACTTTTTACTATTCCCGGTAATCATGATTTACCAAATCATAGAATAGTTGATTTAGAAAAAAGTTCTTTAAATGTTGTTAAAAAAGCAAAAAAAATAGAATTGCTAAGTTCGGATAGTGTTTTTAAAATAATATATGAGACAAATTTTTTTACTGTTCAGGGATTTCATTATGGCGAATTTTTAAATAATGGAAGTGCTTTCCATAAAAAAACAAGAAAATCAAAAATAGATATTGCTCTGGTTCATGAATTTATTTCATTAGATAAATTTCCAGGAAGTATAACACCTGAACAATTGACGGAAAAATTACCAGGGTTTGATTTTATTTTTTGTGGTCATAATCATTTAAATTTTGCTGATTATGTGAATGATTGTCAGGTAATAAATATTGGTTCTATGCTGCGTATGGATGCTGATCAAATTGATTTTGAACCTGGTTTTTATGTGATGTATGAAGATACAAAGATAGAAAGAATTCTTTTTAATATTGAAAAAAACGTGATTGATAGAAAGTATTTGGATATTAAAAAGAATGAAGAAAATAAAATGAATGCTTTTGTTGAAAGTTTAAGTGGTAAACATGAATTTGGAAATAATTTTCAACAAAATTTAGCAAATTACATCAAAAAAGACAATAATATTAGTATAGGGACGAAAAAAAAAATAAAAAAAGCTTTAGATTAATATTTACAAGGAGTAGTTTTATGCAAAAAGAAACAAACAAATTACATCAATTACTTGCAGTCGAAAATGATAGAAAAACACAAGCTATTAATATAATTGATGAAACAGTTGAGACATTAAGTAAAAAGCATGATCATTTTGATGGGTTAACAAAAATATACGAGCCATATGATGAGAATGAACAAAAGATTCCACCGGAGTCAAAAGAAATAGTTACTACTGTTAAGGAAAAGATTAACTATTCTAAACAGGCTATTTCAAAGGGTATTGACGCACAGATTTCAAAAGAAGAGACTAATGCTTCCGGTTCAGCAAGTGCTGAATTAGTATTACCAGGTGAAGTAAGCTTTGGGTATCTCTCTGCTACTGCCCTTTTAGCTCTTGAACAGCATTTAGTTAGAATTCGTAATATGTATAAGGTAATTCCTACTTTAGACCCTACTAAAAAGTGGTTAGTTAATGATGCAGGAGTTTTTGAAACTGATCCGGAAGTAAAATACCGAACAGAAAAGAAAGTTGAAAAAATTGTTAAATATGAAGCGACTAAAGAGCATCCTGCACAGGTTGATTTAGTTACCCTGGATAAACAAGTTGGTGAATACAAAACAACTTATAAATCCGGTAAAATTACTCCATATCAAAAATCAATTCTTTTAGAGAGAATTGATAAAGCAATTGATGCTGTTAAATCAGCAAGAGCAGTAGCTAATAGTTGTGAAGTTAAGAATGTGTATGTTGGAGAAAAATTATTTCAGTATATCAATAGCGGTATACTGTAAATATACAGGCAAGCTTAAGACTTAGACTTAGTTTAATTATTAGACTTAGTTTATTGCCTTACAGCTTTATTTCAATTAAATTATTTAAGTAGAGTAGATGATTACTGTATTAAAGTTCATGCGCAGGTTCGAATCCTGCTCTCCGTCCCATATTAGTCAAGTTTAAGTTTAAATTTGAATAATTTGGACGGGGGTAGATCAGTGGCAGATCAGAACGATTAGCATAAACAGTGAAAGATTGAAAAACATAATTTAGTTGACATCTTGATGATGCAAGGGACCTCCTTATGATAGGTAAAATTATAACGAGGTTCCATTTTTTAAAAATATTTTAGTTAGTTGTTCTTATATAGTTTATGTTTTGTTTTTTGGTTGTCAAGTAGTCTAATGGTAGGACTGGAAGTAAATGAATGCTTGGTATAGGTTCGAATCCTATCTTGACAAAGATTGAGACGTAAAAACTTTAGTTACCGAGTGTCTCAACAAGGCAACAGTATCGGAGAAACCAGACACCGAGGCTTAATGTTGTTACTAGTGCAATAAAACAGAATCGTTTTAAAAATTGTCGTAAAATTTTGGTCGTCAAGTTGCCTAATGGCAGGGCTTAAGGTGTGCAATTAAATCCTGGTATAGGTTCGATTCCTATCTTGACAAATTTTATGCGGGATTTAGCCCAATTGGCAGAGCACTCCCCATGGTGAATTCTAAAGTTTTGATTTTAGAATTTTCCGCGGGGAGAGATACTGTTCAAGTCAGTGATCCCGCCATGACAAGCGTTGCTTGTTTTATAATTTTGAGAGAAATTACTTGTAGATGACTTTAAGGAGTATTTGTCAAATACTCCTTATTTTTAAAGGGTTTTTATGTTTGGAATAAAAAAAGACAAATTGATTGAAAATTTAGAAAAAATTAGAAAAGATATGTGTTGTATGTAAATCAACCTTGTGAGTTAAGTCAAGTTATAGCAATTTTAAAAAATATGGATGAAGATTATTTTAAAAATTTGTGTTTCCAATCTGGGATTATTTTATGAAGCAAATAAAAATACCTGATTGGATTGATCCTTATCTTAAATTTTTAGATCAAGAGGCTTTAAATACAGTTAATTTACTTAGAAATGGTGAAATAAATAAAAATGATGTACGGGCTGCATTGATTTATCAATGTAATAGTCAGATAAAATTATTAAATAAATTACATGAGGCGGGATTATTAAAATGAGTAAAATTTATATTGGCGTTGACAATGGTGTTACTGGGACCATTGGAATTATTTACCCGGATGGGGAATATTATTTTAGTAAAATTCCTGTTAAGACTGAACAAAGTTACACAAAAACAAAACAAAATATAACAAGGATTGATAATATTGCTTTATTGAATTTATTTACTTCAATAAAAAAAGAAAATGAAGAAAGTTCGTTTTTTGCTTTTATTGAAAGACCTATGGTAAATCCTGGAAGGTGGAAAGCTTCTATTTCTGCTGTTCGTTGTCTTGAATCGGTGCTTATTATTTTTGAATGTTTAGAAATACCTTATCAATATATTGATTCTAAGGAATGGCAAAAGAAATTTTTACCGAGTGGTTTAGAAGGGAAAGCCCTAAAAAAGGGAAGTTGTGACATTGCTATCAGGTTGTTTCCAAAAGAACAAGTTTTGATAAAAAAACACAAAGATGGCGATTCTTTGTTAATCGCTGAATATGCGAAAAGAAAGGGGTTATAAAATGAATAATGCAGAATTGATAATTAAATTAAAAAAAGAAATTAATGAGGCCAAAACAAAAAAATCTCAAATTGAAGGAAAATTGCAGATTTTTACTGAACAATTAAAAAATGAATTTGGATGTGATACCTTAGATAAGGCAAAGAAATTAGTAAGTTCTTTAGAAAAACAAATTGAAAAAGATGAGAAAGAACTTGAAGAAAAGATTAATGTAATAAAGGAATTAATTTAAAATGGTTGAGCAATATAGAAGAAAATTAGATCAATTAAAAGGTCAACAAATACAGCTTTTAAATCAAATAAAAGTTAATAAAAGCAACATTTCTTCATATAAAAAAGAAAAAGAAGAAAGTGAGCAAGCACAAAAAATAATACAAATTGTAGCAAAACAAACACAAGACCAAATAATATTGCACATTTCTTCTATAATAACTATGGCTTTACAATCAATTTTTGATGAGGATTATGAATTTAAAATTGATTTTGTTGAAAAAAGAGGGAAAACCGAAGCTGAAATTTATTTTTTAAAAGATGGAAAAAAGAATGATCCTTTGAATTCTTCTGGTGGGGGGATTGTTGACATAGCTTCTTTAATTTTAAGAATTTCTTTATGGTCATTATCAAATAAAACAAGATTACTTATTTTGGATGAACCTTTAAAATTTTTGTCTAAAGAATACATAGGTAAAGCAATTAAAATGATTACTGAATTAAGTAAAAAATTAAATTTACAATTTATCATTGTTACACATATAAATGAGATGATTGATTATGCTGATAAAGTTTTTGGGGTATCAATAAGAAATAGGATCAGTAAAATAGAAAATTAAGGAAAAATTATGTATTGTGCAATTATTGGGGCCGGGAGTATTGGAGCATTAAAACAATATGAATTTGATTCTATTTGTTCAAAATTTATTTTAACACACGCTCATGCATTGTATCATTTTAGAGAAACAAATTTAATTACAGATTTTTATATTGTTGATAGAAATTTTGAAAAAAAAGAAGAAGCACAATTTAAATGGAATTGTTTAGGGTTTTTATCTTTGCAGGGTTTAAAAAGAAAAAATGAATATATAGATGTTTTTACAGTTTCTACTTCTACCGAATTTCATTATGATGTTTTGAAGGAAATTTTAGAGCATTTTAATCCTAAGTTAGTAATTGTTGAAAAACCTTTCTGTCTGAATTATAAGCAAGCTTTAGAAATTTATCAACTTTATCAAAAAAGAAAAATACAATTAGTAATTAATTATACTCGAAGATTTTCTTTTTCAATTCAATCATTACGAGAATTATTAGTTAATAATTATTATGGAAAAGTAAAAGCTTGCAACGTTATATATGTCAGGGGGTTTGTTCGGGATGCAAGTCACGCTTTAGATTTATGCAGTTATTTTTTTGGTGATTTTAAAACTGGAAACATTTTAGGAAAACGAATAAACTATTATGATGACTATGATCAAAAGGATTTGACTTTCCCTGTTTGGATGGAATTCGAACATTGTAAAAATGTCTATTTCACTCCCTCGGATGGTAGAGATTATAGTATTTTTGAATTAGATATTTTAACGGAAAACGCTAGAATTCAGTTATTTGATCATTGTAAAAAAACTAAAATTTTTAATAAGAAAAAAGAAGAAGTTTATGGAAATTTTAATTCTTTGGATTATGAGAATGATATTGTTATAGAAAATAATAATTTAGAACAATCTTTGTATGTTTTATATATGAATATTTTTGATTTTTTAAGAGATAAAAACCCTTTAATTTGTTCTGGTTTAGATGGGTTGAAAGTTCAAAGGATTTATGATTTTTTTAATTTAAATAAAAATGTGTATAAGTTTGTTGGAACGGATAAAAAAGAAGAAATAAGAAAATATAGGACTGATCGAAAAGGATTTCATAATAAAATTTGAAGGAGTAATAAGATGAAGAATGTAGCTATTGTATCGGCTAGAATGGAAAGTGAAAGATTTCCAGGAAAAGTAATGTCTAATTTATATAAAGATATGTCAGCTTTACAAATTTTAATTACCAGATTAAAATTATCAAAAAGAATAGATGAGATAATTGTTGTTACTACACCAGATGAAAGAAATAAGCCTATTTATAATCTTTGTTTAAATATGGATGTTTTTTGTTGTAAGGGTCATTCTGAAGAGGCTTTACAATCTGTTTTATGTGCTTGTAAAGAAAGTAAATTTTATAAAGATGAAGATGATATAAATATAATTGATATTACTGGGGATTGTCCTTTTATAGACCCTTTTCAAATTGATTATATGCTTAATTTATTTGAAACAAATAACTATCATTATTTATCTAATTGCATGATTCGAAGTTTTCCAATTGGTTTTGATATCCAAATTTATAAAGCATATTTATTGTTTGATATTGAAAAACTAATTATTAATAAAAAACATAGAATTCATTCAGGTTGGAATATTTGGACTTATTCTGCACAATTACAGCATTTTTATAAGCAAAAAGCATTCCCTATAATAAAATATGGTAATGTTTGTGCTGTAGAGCAATATTTTTATCCTGATTGGAGAATAGTGCTTGATTATAAAGAGGATTTACTTTTGTTGAAACATGTCATGAGGTTTTTTGATTGTTTAACTTTTACTCATGAAAATGTAATTGATTTTTTAAAAGAAAGACCTGATTTGTTGGTTTTAAATCGGCATTGTGTTCAAAAAATACCAGGAGTTTAAATATGATAAATAATAAAAAGGTAGGATTAATTTTACCAACTAGATATGATAGTCAACGTTTACCGGGTAAAGTTTTAATGGAAATAAACTGTAAAAAGCAGATAGAAAGAATAATTGAAAGGGCTTTACAGAGTAAATATATAGATGAAATAATTCTGGCTATTTCTGATCATTATTTTGAAAATGATCTTATTTTTGATTGGTTTGATGATTATATTAGTAAAAAAAAATTGGGGTTTGATAAGTTATCAGAATTTACGGGAAGTCATGCAAATATAGCTTTGAGAACATATGAGGCTGCCGAAACACATAATATTGATATAATTGTGGATATTAGTCATGATTGTACTTTTTTTGATCCTGGTTTGGCTGACTTTTTAATTGATAAATTATTTTTTTATGGGGTTGATTATTCAGCAAATTGCATAGTTCGTAGTTATCCGGATGGATTTGATATACAAGTTTATACAAAAGAAATTTATCAAAAAATAATAAATGAAACAATGTATATTAAAAATTATACTGGTTGGAATATTTGGCATAATCGGGAAAAACTTTTCCCAAAGCCTAAATTTTATAATGATATGGCTGGTGTTGGTTTTTATTTTCCAGAATGGCATTTAAGTCTTGATACGGAAAAGGATAAAATTTTAATTGAAAGAATTTGTAATCATTTTGAAAATAAAAATTCAAGTTCTTATTTTCATTGGTATGAAATAATTAATTTTTTAAAAATCAATTTGGAATTATTGGAAATAAACAAAAATGCAATTCCTACTGAATTATTAAGGGAGCTATTATGACATTTGGATTAAGTTTAGGGTGTGTACATACCTTTTTTCCTTGTAAAAATAAAGATGCAGTTATTACATTATATCGAGAAAATTTTAAAGATGAAATAAATGCGATTGAATTAACAATGTCAGAAAAAGATTTTAAAAATTTTAATCTTAGTCAGGTTAATTTTGAATGGTTAAGAAATATGAAATATGTGAGTATTCATCTTTTGGGTTCGGTGGGAAGTTATCGAAAAATAATGAGTATGATAAAAAGAAATAAATTAAGAGTTAATAATTTTATTTCTCATATATATTCAAAAAATACCATTCCACAATTTTTTAAAGATGAATTTGGTAATAATATATTGATTGAAAATATAGAGCGGGATTATGCATTATTCCCGGATGAATTTAAAATTTGTTTTGATTATTCTCATGCGATTAAGAATGGGAGTGAATTTGCTGCTAAGTTTGCTAATTTAAATGAATTTAGTATTAAACAAGTTCATTTGAGTAACACAATTAATGGTATTTGTCATAGACCTTTTATTAAGGATTTATTTCATTTTGATTTTGTTAAAAATGTGATTGATTTGAAAAATTACCCAATAATTATTGAGTCTGTTTGTGAGGATATAATTGAACTTAGGGAAGAAGTGAAAGTTTTAAAAAGAAGAATTTACGAATAAGGAGTTTTTGATGCAGTTAGCGATTAATGGTGGAAAAAATATAAGAAGAGAGTCATGGCCTATAAGAGAATTATATAATAAAACAGAAATAAAAGATGTAGTTTGTGATATTATTGATTCTAATAATTTATCCGGTTATCGGGGTTCTTTTGGTCAGCATTTTTGGGGTGGGAAATATGTAAGAAAATTAGAATCTTACATTGAAAATTATTATTTTCAAAGAACAGGGAAAAAAGTAAAAGTTTTGGCTGTAAATAGTTGTACTTCCGCATTACATATTGCTTGTGGTGCGATTGGATTAGATTATGACCAGGAAGTAATAGTTACCCCATGGTCAATGACATGCTCGGCAACTGCTCCAATGTTATACAAAGCAATTCCTATTTTTGCAGATATAGAAAAAGATTATTTTTGTCTTGATCCTGAAAGTATTAAAGAAAAAATAACAACAAAAACAAAAGCAATTATTTCAGTTGATTTATTTGGTAATCCACATAATTATGAAGCAATTGATAAAATAGCAAAAGATAATAATCTTTTTGTTATAGAAGATTGTGCACAAGCTTTGGGAGCTTCTTTTGATGGTTTATTAACTGGTATGCTTGGTGATATTGGATGTTTTTCATTTACACAGGGTAAGCATTTCACTTGTGGTGAGGGTGGTTTAATTATTACTCAAAATGAAGATTTGTATATGAAATGTGCATTATTAAGAAATCATGCCGAATCTGTCATAAATAGTATGCCACTGAAATATATGTTTGTTGATATGGAAAATCAATACGGTTTTAATATGAGAATGACAGAGATTCAAGCGGCAATTTTATTAAAGCAATTTGAAGGTTCTTCTATTTCTGAATTTGATAGTAATATTGATTTAGAAGTAGATAGAAGAAAAGAACGTGTTTTTCAGTTACAAGAAAATATAAATTTAGATTTTATTGAATGGGGTAAAGTTCGGGATAATTGTGAACATTCTTATTATGTGTTACCATTTATTTTTAATGAAGAAATCGCAGGAATATCTAGAAATAAATTTATTGAGGCAGTAAAAGCGGAATTACGAATTGAAAAAACAAGTATGGGGATTACTGAAAAAATTGATCCTTTAATTTGGGAAGGATATATTAAACCACTTTATGAGATGCCTATTTTTTATAATGATTGTTTTTATAGAAGTGTGTCTTTACCTGTTGTTGAAGAATTACAAAATAAAAGTTTTTGTTTTACTACTTTTCAGAGTTTGTCACTTTATCAATCAGATATACAGGATATATCAAAAGCATTTCATAAAGTTGCACAAAATATGAATGAATTAAAGGATTAATAATGATAAGAATGATTGGTGAAATTGGTTCTAATCATAATAATGATTGGGACCGAACAAAAGAACTGATAAAACAAGCTAAATTATCTGGGTTTACTGATGTTAAATTCCAATTGTTTGATCCTAATCGATTGTATAAATCTTTAGATTATGATACTTGGTGTTTATATAATAACCAACAATTAAATAAAGATTTAATACCAAAAATATCAGATTATTGTAAACAAATTGATATTAAATTTGGAATTACTCCTTTTTATAATGAAGCGATTGACGAGACTAAAAATTATGTTGATTTTTATAAAATTTCATCTTTTGATATAAAAAGGAGAGGATTAATTGGGGCTTGTTTAGATACGAAAAAAGATTTTTTTATAAGTTGTGGATTAGCGAACAACAAAGATATCTCTAATTTATTAGATATGATTCTTTTAAATTACAGTGAAAAGCAAAAATATTATTTTATGCATTGCGTTTCAAAATATCCTTGTCCTTATAATGAAGCTGCTCTGAAAAGAATATCCGAAATATTTTTAATTGTTTTAAAACAAAAAAAACAAAATATATATGTTGGTTATTCCGACCATACAAAAGATATAGATGTAATTAGAGAATCTATTTCTTTATTGGCACAGTGTTTAGAATTTCATTTTGATTTGGATGATAAAGAAGGTTATGAGAGCAATTATAATCATTGTTGGACTCCTAAAGATATTAGTGAATTTTACGCAAAAATAGAAAAAATTGACAAAATTGTAAATAGTAAATTTCAATTAAAAGAAAATGAATTGTTACAATTGGCTGATTCTATTACAGGATTAAGGGGATGAAATGTATAGATTAAATAATAAAGAGTGGCTGATTACCGGGGGCACTGGTTCCCTGGGTAATGAGGTTACAAAGTTAATTTGTGAGAATTTAAATCCGAAAGGAATTAGAATTTTTAGCCGAGATGAATTGAAACAAAAAGAAATGAAAGTTAAATTTGATAAATATGATGTTCCAATTTCTTACTTACTTGGTGATATACGAGATTTGCAACGATTACAATTAGCCACAAAAGAGGTCGATTTTGTTATTCATACAGCTGCTTTAAAGGACATTGTGAAATGTGAAAATGATCCGACCGAAGCAATCAAAACAAATATTGAAGGGTCCGAAAATGTAATTTTAGCTTGCATTGAAAATGATGTTCAAAAGTGCATGTTAATAAGTACTGATAAGGCTGTTTATCCTGTTAATCTTTATGGTTCAACAAAAATGACTGCTGAACGCTTATTTATTGGAGCAAATATTTATACTCCCCATTCAACAAAGTTTAGTGTTTGTCGGTATGGGAATGTAATAGGTAGTCGAGGGTCAGTTATACATTTATTTAAAGAACAAAAAAATAAAGATGGATATTTAAAAGTAACTGATTTTGGAATGACAAGATTTTGGATAACAATTAATGAAGTAGCTAATTTTATTCTGCAATCTCTTTTAGAAACAAAAGGAAAAGAAATTTTTATTCCTAGAATGACAAGTGTGAAAATTAAAGATGTTGCTGATTTGTTTTCAAATGGTTGTGAAGTGGAAGAAATAGGAATTCGGGAAAGTGAAAAACTACATGAGTGTCTTATTACAAATGAAGAGTCATATCACGCTAGAATTTTTAATGACAAATATATAATTGATTATAATTATTATAATCCTATCCCTTTTACTTATTCAAGTAATGAATTTGTTATGAATAAATCTGAATTAGAAACAAGAATGGAGGGTTATTTATGAAAAATAAGAAGAAAATAGGGTATTATAAAAAGAATAATAAAGGTGCTTTTGGCAAGTGTAAATATTTAAAAAATAAAGATATTAAAAGGAAAAAGAAATGATTAATTTACGTTTAATAACTGAAAGACTTGTTTTGAAATCAACATCGAAAGAAACTATTGATTTTTTAGTAAATGAACGGGGGTCTGATTATTATGAATGGATGGGTAATGAGTTAGTTAATGAATTTAATAGTCATGGATTATTTCCCCAATCACAAAAAGAATTAGATAATTTTTTTGATCGATGTGAAAATGATAAAAGTTTATTATCTTTTTGTATGATTGATAGAAAAACATCAAATCACATTGGTATGGTAAGTTTACAACGAATTGATTTAATCAATCGATCTGCTGAATTTGCAATAATAATAGGTGCGATTGATTATTGGGGCAAAGGCTACGCTACGGAAGCCTTGAAAATATTATTGAGATTTGGTTTTTTAAAATTAGGGCTTAATCGGATATGGTCAGCAACTGCTGAAGTGAACCATGGAATGCTAAACGTTTTTAAAAAAGTTAATATGAAACATGAAGGAACATATAGAGAAGGGCAGTTTTTAAATGGTAAATTTGAAAACACAATGGCTTATGCTATATTAAATAAGGAATTTATGAGTGAAAAAAATAGTAAAGTTTAAGCATCATGGATTTAAAGGAACAAGAATTTATTCAATATGGAGATCAATGATAGGTCGTTGTTTTTATGAATGTGTTAATAGTTATAATATTTATGGTGGAAGAGGAATAACTGTTTGTGATGAATGGAAAAATAATTTTTTGATTTTTAAAGATTGGGCTTATAAAAATGGTTATAAGGATAATTTAGTAATTGATAGAATTGATAATGATAAAAATTATGAACCTGATAATTGTCAATGGTTAACTAATATTGAGAATGTAAGAAAGTCAAAGGCGGCTAAATTAAATATAGAAAAAGTAAAACAGATAAGACAATTATATAAAACAGGAAATTTTACACATAAAAAATTATCTGATTTATTTGGTACAACACGACCAAATATAACAAAAATATTAAATAACTATAGATGGATAGAATAAATGACAAATAAAGAAATAATAAATAAAATATCTGAAATAAGAATTAAGAATAATATTTGTTGGATGGATTTATTGAAATTAGCTTTTAAAACATCTCCAAAAGAAGCAAAGATTATTTTTAATAAAATAACTCAAAACGATGCTGAAATAAATAATTTAAGTAAGGAGCTTTGTAAATGAGAATAACCATCCCGATGAATAAATTAAAAGTTGAGACTTATCCAAATAAAGATTTTGTTTCAATTGAAATAGACATTCCAATTGAAAAAATTGAGTTTCATGGTGAGTCATTACAAGAAATTGAGAATTTTATTGTTGAAAAATTTGAAAAAGAAGGCAAACCATTTTGTGATTGTTGTGAGGTAGATGATGTCTAATATTTATAGTAAAAATTTTGTATGTATTGAGAAACATTCAGAGATAATAGCCAAAAAATTATTAAAAGAAACAAAAGAAGATTTTCATCCTAATATAGAAATTCTTTCTTCTAATAATTTTTTGATTAAACAGGGAGCAAAAGAGATTCTTTCTTATCCTCTTAATGATGAATTTACTTTATTAAATAAAAGTTTAGAAAAAATTGAATTATTTGATGATGAATGTTCTATTCAAATTGGGGTTGGTAATGGTTACATGCTCAATAAGATTTTAAAGAATTCATCAAAAAAACATTTAGTTATTTTAATCGAAACTATTCCAAAATTATTAAATTTAGCTTTTTCAAATTATGATTATTCAAGATATATTGAAGCAGGTAAATTGGTTATTTGTACTGATCAAGATGAATTAACTAATATGCTTTCTTTGATTGAAAGTAATAAAGTAATTCAATTATGGCATAGCTTTGCAGAAAGTTACACCGTTTTTTTAAATCAATTTTATGCGGATGTGACAAAATTAGCATTAGATACAATTAATCAGATGATGTGTAATACTGGAACAGTAGTTGGAGCTGGTGCATTAATAGCTGAAAATGACATTAAAAATCTCCCCCACATTATCAAACATCGGGGAGTAAAGGAAATAAAAGATTTATTTAAAAATAAGCCGGCTGTTATTATTCTTTCGGCTCCCTCTGTAATTGATCTTATTCCTCAATTATTAGATAATAATTATAGAAATAAAGTGATTATTATTGCAATTGCTCAAATGTTGCGGCCTCTTTTAGCTTTTGATATAAAGCCTGATTTTATTTGTACAGTTGATTATGGTGAGGTAAATTATGAGCATTTTGATGGTTTGTTTTACATTAAAGATGTTCCTTTGGTGGCTTTAAATCGAAGTTATTCAAGAATATTAAAAGAATGGCAAGGACCTAAGTTTATTGTCACCGGGTATAATCCTACAAATGAAAATACTGTTGTTGAGATGCTTAATGAAAAAGGACAGTTAGATCAAGGGGGGTCTGTTGGTCATATGGCAATTGGTTTAGCTATTCATCTCGGTTGTAATCCAATAATTCATATAGGTTTTGATTGTGCTTATAATCAAAAAGATGGATTATCTCATAATCAATTGGGGGATGCTAATGGAAAGATTAATTTCCGTGATGATGGTTCTATTGATTGGGATGTGACTGATCCAAATTCAACTATTCAGGATAACCATAAAATGGGGGATGTTGTTTTAATTCCTGGGTATTTTGGTGGATTGGTTCCAACAAATTCCGGATTGGCTAGTTTTGTTTTGGCTATGGAGAATATTTTTAGTAGTTACCCAAAAATAAAATTTATCAATTCTTGTGAAGGTGGTGCTAAGAAAAAACATTGTGAACAGATGTCATTTAAAAAGGCTTTAAAAGATTTTTGTAATAAAAAAATAAACAAAACAAAGATAAATAAGTATTTATCTTTTAAGCCACAATTTGAAAAAGATATCTGGGAAGCTAAGAGAAGATTAAATTGGGAGATAGTTTTATTTGATCAAATTGTGGATGCTTGTGATAATGGCCTAAAACCGCTTAAATCAATGCAAGATGCAACAGAAAATGAATTAAAGGAATTATTATCAGAGAATGAAAAATTTGCAACCATGGCACAGGAATTAACGAAACAGAGTAATATTCTATCACTTCACATATATAAGACTTCAAGAGAAATACATAAGAGAGAATTAAAAGTTAATGGAAAAACTAAACATTTATTGAAAGATAAAGAAGATTTAGAGATAAGAATAAAAAGAAGTTCTTTAATATTGGAAGCGGCAAAAGAATCTGCATTGAAATTAAAAAAAATTTATATTCAAGTTTTTGTAGAAATGGTGGATTTAACTTGTAATGAAATAAAGAAAAATGAGTTGGTTTTAAATTCTGTAAATTTATATCTTGAAAAAATGGATAAATGGGATAAATTACTTGAAAATGGAAATTGGGCTCGGCCATTATTAGAAAGTGAAGAAATAATGGAAGAATATATGACTGATCCAACAAAGATTGATGTTTTTGAAAAAGCTAAATTATTTTATTATAAATCTCTTAAAATGAAAATGGATTTTTTAGAAGAGAATAAAAAAAGACAGGATTTAACTAATGAAATTGAAATAAATAAATTTATTGAATTAAGTCGAGAATGTGGATTAAAAAAGGATTTTAAAGGTGCTTTAAAATATTTAAAAAAAGCTTTAAAAATAAATTCATTAAAAGTTGAAGTGATTTGGGGTTTAGCTACTACTTATCATCATTTAGAAAAAGTAAATAAAGCTTTAAAATATTACAAATTTTTAGTTAAATGTTATCCTGAAAATAATAAAAGATATCGGTTTGAAATGGGGCAAACTTATCTTCTGAAGGACATTCAGAAAGGAATGGAAATAATAAGTAATGTGATGGAAGAAACTCATGAATTTGATTCTTTTTACATTCGATTAGCTGAATTGGAATTTGGAATGGAGGATTATTATAAAGCAAAAGAATATTGTGAAAAATTTTTGATGGTTTATTCACATTCAACCGAAGCAAAAAATTTATTAGATCGGATTAACAAAATAGAAAAACCTTATTAAGATAAAATAAAAAGGCCCTGTAATAGGGCCTTAGTAAATTTATATATCAAAGGTTTTTTTAAAACATATAAACTAATTGAGGATCAGTTAAAACAGATTCCCCGGTAAAGTTGTTTTTTTTAATTTCAACACAAGATAATTTGAAACAACCTTTTTTATTGTATTGATTATTTCTTTTTAGATCTTCGATTTGCCATAAAGGAGCTTTATTTCTTAAAGCAAATTCACCAAGTGTCATAACTATATAACCTTTTTCATATATTTCCGGAAAAGTTTCAATTATTTTTTCCATTTTTGTATAAATTCTTTTTACATTGGATTGCATAGCTAAATTAAAGTTTTTTTTGCTTGTTTCAATTGTGTTTAAAATTAAGTTTTTCATATTTGATCTCCTAAAATAATATTAAGGTCTTTCCTAAACCTTATGAAATAAGAATAACATTTAATTTTAAAAAAAGCAAGGAAAAAATAAAATTTTTATTTAATTTTTTTAAAATAATTAAATATTTTTGTTTACTTTCTTAAAAAACTATATTATATTGTTTTTAGGAGATCAAATTATGAAATATCAAGATTATAAAAATTTAATACTTAAACTTTGTTGGAAATTCAAGAAAAAAAATACCCAAATTGATTTTAATGACTTACTTAGCGAAGCAAATTTAGTTTTTACTATTTGTAGTAAAAAATTTGATGAAACTAAAAATGTTAAGTTTTCTACTTATATTTATTCTTGTGTGGAAAATGGTTTAAAAACTTTTATTCGAGATGAAAAAATTAGAATGAAAAGATATAAAAGTATTTGTTTTGAAAATATAGTGAAAAAAGAAAAAGAAAGTCATTCATTACATTATAGATGTAATTTTTCATTTTTTGAATTAGATAAAAATTGTCATGATGTTATTAATTTTATTCATAATTTTCCTGAAGAATTACGTGGTGATAGTGGAAAAATAACGAAAAAAAATTTACGAGCTATAATGCATAGTCAAATTAATTTTCAACATAAAGAAATTGATTATATTTTTAATGAAATACGGGATTCAATAATTTGAAATTTAATAAAAAATTAGTAAATAATTTAATGCCTTTTCAAAAGGAAGGCATTAAATATATTAATAATAAAAATGGAACCTGTATTTTAGCAGATGATATGGGGCTTGGAAAAACAATACAAGCCCTTGGTTATATTTGTTTACATCCAGAATTTAAGAATATTTTGGTTGTTTGTCCAGCTTCAATAAAATTAAATTGGAAAAAAGAGATTAAAATTTGGTTAAATGAAGAAGCAGGATTGATTGGTGATTTTATTCCTAAAAATAGAATAAAAATAATTAATTATGATATTTTAAAAAAGTATAAAAAAGAATTGATAAAATTAAATTTCGATCTTATTATTGGTGATGAATGTCACTACGCAAAAAATAAAAAAGCAAAAAGAACCAAGGCCTTTTTAAAGATAGCGAAAAGATCAAAAAGAGTTCTAGCTATTTCAGGAACACCCATAACAAATAGACCGGCTGAATTTTGGAATGTCTTGCATTTAGTTTGTCCAGAAATATTTTCTAATTGGTGGGAATTTGTAAAAAGATTTTGTGATTTAAAAATAAAAAATGGGGAGTTGATTTATAAAGGGTGCACAAATCCAAAAAGGTTAAATAGTTTGTTAGTTAACAATTGTATGATTCGTCGGTTAAAAAAAGAGGTTTTGACAGATTTACCAGAAAAAATAAAGACAATTATTCCTCTTGAATTGACAAATTTTGAAGAGTATTTTTTATTGGAAAAAGATTTTGTAAATTGGTTATCAATTGAAAATAAAAAAAGAAAGCAGAGAAATTTATTACCCTTATCAGGAATAAATAAAATCGAAAAATTAAAGCAATTATCAGCAATTGGAAAAATGAAAGCAATTATTGAATGGATTGAAAATTTTTTAGAAAGTGATAATAAGTTGGTTATTATGGTTGAACATCATTTTATTATCGATCGTTTATATAATCATTTTAAAAAGGCTGCTGTAAAGTTTGATGGTAGAGACACGATAAATAAAAGAGATGAAGTGGTTAATGTATTTCAAAATGATCAAAATGTAAAATTATTTATAGGACAAATAGAAGCTGCTGGAATTGGTTTGACTTTAACTGCTGCCAGTACAATGGGAATAATGCAATTTTGTTGGACTCCTGGAGAACTAGATCAAATTACTGATAGAATACATAGAATAGGTCAAAAAAATGCTTGTAATATTTATTATTTTGTTGGTGTTAATACCATAGATGAATTTATTATTAATGTTTTGGATGTGAAAAAGAAAAATATTGATTTAATATTGAACGGTGAAGAAACAAATGATAATAATTTGTTGCAATTTTTATTAAAAAAATATTTGAAAATAAAAAATAACGATTCTAATTTGATACAATAATGATCTTAAATTGAGATAGGAAAAAATAATGATTGATATCATTTCAATTTATCAAAAATATAATATTAAATATTGGACCGAGGGAAAAAATGTCCAACCTGGCTGGATTAATATACAATGTCCATTTTGCGATGATCATTCCAATCATTTAGGTTTTAATGTTGAAAAACAATATTATTTTTGTTGGAAATGTGAATTTAAATTTAAAGATAAAGTTTTTTATAAATTGAACATTCCATTAACCGAATTGGATAATCATGTTTATGTTAGTTTAGAAATTGTTAAAAAATTAAATGTTGATAAAGTTTCTTTTGTTCTTCCCGGGAAACCTGGATTAAATAAAAGAGCAAGAGAGTATTTACTTAAGAGAAATTTTGATCCTGATTTATTGATTGAAAAATATAATCTTCATTATTGTGATCATTTAGCAAAAAATTATAATTTTAGAATAATTATACCTATTATTTTTCAAAATAAAATAATCAGTTATACGACAAGAGATTATACAAATAAACAAGAGTTACGTTATATAAGTTGCTCTAGAAATATGGAAATAATTGATCATAAGAATATTTTGTATAATATAGACAATTGTAAAAAGAAATATGTTTTTGTTTTTGAAGGTAATTTTGATGCTTGGCGTTTTGGTGATAATGGTTGCTCTAGTTTTGGAACTACTTTTACAATGGCCCAAGTAAATTTATTATGTAATTATGAAACAATTATTATTATTTTTGATAATGATGATGAAGCACAAAAGGAAGCTGAAAAATTAGGTAATTTATTATCTGGAATAGGTAAAAATGTTTATATTATTAGGCCACATAAAAAGGATTTTGCTTTATTTTCTCAAAAAGAAGCAACCAAATATAAAAAAGAAATATTAAAGCAATTAAATTTAATTTAGGAGTTTAAAAATGCAGGAATCAGAGAAAGAACAAATACAAAAAGTTTATGATTTTTTTAAATCTTATTATCAAAAATATGGAAAATCCCCGGTAATTGGAGAAATAATAAAACAGACTGGATTAACAAGAAAAAAAATATCATCTATTTTAACTCTTTTGGTGAAATATAAATATCTGAAATTTAAAAACAAAAGATACAGAACACCCGAGCAAATTAAAGGAAATAAAGTTATTCCTAAAATAGATGATATAGAAGAAACATTTATTCAGGAGGAAAGTAATCAAATTATTCAAGATATTAAAGAAGAAAAACCAATTAAAAAAAATAAAATAAATAATATATTTGTTTTGAAAATTATTTTGGGGTTAATTTTTGTTTCTTTTTGTTTTTTAGGAATACAAGCAAATTATATTGCTTATTTATTTAATAAATTACCACAGGATGCTTTTATTTCAGCGAGTGGGTTTTTTATTTTTGAAATAATTGCTTTTGATTTTTTTATTTTTTTTCGGATAAGAAAAAATTATGGTTTGAGTCGGATTTTTTTTCTTATCTTTATAATGCTTTTTTTGAATAATTTTTTAAATATTTTTACCGGGCAATATGTTTTGTATCAAAATAAGGTTTTTAGTTCTGAAAATTTAGAAAAAGAAAACAATGAAAATTTAAATGATCTTTATTCTAAACAAGAGGAATTATTAAATAATCAATTAAATGACAAATATGAAAAAAGAGATATTTATAAATTTAGATATGATTTAAATAATAAAGACAAAAGTTCTTTTTATTCTTATTTATCTGTAATTAATAAAGAAATTCCTGATATCCAGAATAAAATAAAAGTTATTCAAGATAAAAGAGAGCATATTTTTTTAAAAAATCAGATTTCTAAAAAAGAAAAAATAGATGTTTATGGCTTTATTAGTAAAAATTTATGGAATTTAAATTCAAATATTATTAAATTTATTCATTTAATTTTTCCCTCATTTCTTTTATCTTTAATTAGCAGTATTAGTTTAGCTTTAATAATGTTTTTAAAAAATGAGTGAAAAAATAAAAATATTTTTAAAAAAATTAAAAAATTATTTGACAAAAAAATAAAATTAGTGTATATTATTAATATAAAGAAAAACAAATACTTTGTATGAAGTATTTAATAGCTGGAGAGCTTAATA